ACCACCACCGCCACCACCACCGCCATCGCCGGGGTGATCTTGACCGTTTTGACCGTTATAAGCTGCATTGATACCTGAGGTTCCTGGTGCTGTCTGGCCAGAACTAAAACGTCCACCGCCACCGCCGCCAGCGCCGCCACCGGCTGCTGCTACAACCACATCGTTGACAAACAATGCAGTGGCGCCACCACCACCACCACCACCGCCTGAACTTCCTGCAGGACCGGCGTTGCCACCTCGACCGCCACTGAATCCGGCAGTTCTGCTGATAGCTAATCCAACGCCACCGGGGCCACCAGTGTTAACAGCCTGTATAGAAATAGTATGATTTCCAGAGGTAACGTTAATGGTTCTTTGATATGATCCTCTATAGTTGGCTGGATCACTGCCGCTCAACGAAATTACAGGAACTCCGTCTAACAATACTGTTCCATAATTATCAACACTGAAAGTAAAAGTGTAATTGTCAGAAGCAGGAAAATTAACTGTATAGGTTCTTGAAAAATTACTAGCGCCGGTGTATTCTTCCCATACCCCGTAGGTGTTTAAAAAAGAACTCCAATTTGGATTTGATGTTGGGTACACAGCAGGAGATGCAGTAGTTGTGCGTGTGTTGAATAACAGCAAACTGTAACTTGCACCAGCGGCACCTCCTTGAGCACTGCCTTGTCCTGATTGTCCGTTGGCACCGGGCCCTCCTACAGCAACATCTAGAATGTCTCCGTCGTTGGCCACAAATTGATATCTTGAATATCCGCCACCTGTGCCGCTACCCCCACCAAACGAATCACTGCCGCCAAGTCCGCCGCCACCGCCCCAAAGATGTGCAGTGATAGTTCCCGAAGGCCCAGACCAGACCAGTCGCTGGACTCCGTTTGTAAAACCTAAAACTCTTGTTGTTGTTGGCATATGTTAGACTTGATACCAAATGTCACCGTTGCTGCCGCCAGAAGGAGAACCAGTGGAAACTGTTCTTGTTCCAAATCCATTGGAATTTGAAGCAATACTAATAACTCTTGATGTAGACAAATCACCACCGCCAGTCAATCCACCAGTACCTGTGATAGTTATAGTCTCAGCAGCAGCACCCAACGCTGCTCTTGCGCCAGAGGGATTCCCTGACCCAGTACCACCAGCTGATACTGCCAGTGGGGTAATGCCAGTAATAGAACCACCAGTAATGGTCACAGCGTTGGCATTTTGAGTTGCTATGGTACCTACGTCAGTTGTTCCGCCTGATGCTATGCCCAGTGCTGCTCGTGCAGCAGCCGCAGATGTAGCACCTGTGCCCCCTTGTGCTATGCCAAGAGGATTTGACAACGATTGTATGTTGCCACCAGTGATGAGCACGTTGCTGGCGCTTTGCAACGCCATTGTACCCAAGCCTAAATTCAGTCTAGCAGATGATGCATCGTTACCGCCTGTTCCGCCAGATGAAAGTGGCAGCGGATCAATACCTGTGATAGAACCGCCAGTGATGTTGACATCACTGAGATTTTGTGTGGCCAATGATCCTAGGCCCAGATTGGTTCTTGCAGCAAACGCACTGGATCCTCCTGTGCCTCCGGCTGTAACAGGCAATGGCTGTGACAATGCATCAATTTGAACGTTGTTTATAGTTCCGCCTGTGATATTAACTGTGGTAGAGCTTTGCGTAGACATTGATCCTAGGCCTAGCGCACTTCGGGCACTACCTGCATCAGCAGCACCGGTACCGCCTGATGCCAACGGTAATGGAGTGATACCTGAAATTGATCCCCCAGTGATGTTTACCGCAGTAGCAGGTTGAACTGCCATTGAGCCTAGCCCTAGATTGGTTCTTGCGTCTGCTGCGGTATTCCCCCCGGTACCACCTGAAGTGATAGGGAGAGGGGCAATACCAGTAATTGTGCCTCCGCTGATAGCAACTGCGTCAGCGTTTTGTGTAGATATAGAACCGAGCCCCAAAGAACTGCGTGCTTGAGCAGCAGTACTGCCTCCCGTGCCGCCTGATGCCACATCTATGGGTGCAGATAATCCTGTGATTGTTCCACCTGTGATAGACACAGCATTGGCTGCTTGTTGTGCCATGGTTCCCAGAATGCTGGTGCCGCCTGTGACTGTGCTAACCACAAATGCAGTAGTGGCAATTTGATCAGTGTTGGTACCTGGCAATGCATTGGGCGCAGTAGGAGTTCCTGAGAATGCAGGACTGACCTTTTCGTTTTGTACAAAAGCTGTGGTAGCAATTTGTGTGGTATTTGTGCCAGCTGCCGCAGTAGGAGCAGTTGGCACGCCGGACAATGCTGGACTTGTTTTCTGAGCTTGAACAAAAGCTGTGGTAGCAAGTTGTGTGCTGTTGTCAGTGTTTGCTGCTGACGGAGCAGTGGGTATGCCTGCAAACTGAGGTCCTGCTGTAACAAATGCAGTGGTAGCAATTTGTGTGGTATTTGTGCCAGCTGCGGCTGTGGGCGCTGTTGGTGTTCCTGCAAATTGTGGACTGTTGGTTACAAAAGCAGTGGTGGCTATTTGAGTGTTGGCTGTGCCAGCAGCAGCAGTAGGAGCTTTTGGAGCACCTGCAAATTGCGGGCTATTGGTAACAAAAGCTGTGGTTGCCAGCTGTGTAGTAGCTGTGCCTGTGGCGGCAGTAGGAGCAGTAGGCACCCCAGTAAACACAGGGCTAATTTTTGCAGCTTCAATGTTGGCTTGTGTGGCCAGTGCTTGCCAAGCGTTGGCACTGTTGTAAACAGACAGCACGTCTGTGGCCGAATTGTACCAAAGCTGTCCTAAAATTGGTTGTAGTGGTGCTGTGTTATTGGCAAAATTTTCCAACAAAAACACATAGTTTTCGTTTTCGCTGGTACCGTAGCCAGACACACCGCGCCCAACTAGGGCTAAATCTGTGGCACTGGTATTGATTGTGCCGTCTGCTACAACCGCAACCACTTGCCCTCTGCTGTTATTGATGATGTAACTCATTGATTACTCCGAACTAGTGTATTTAGTGGTAGCGTAGCTTTTGGTAAATAGCATAACAGGACTAGATTTATGACCATTTCGCTACAACAAATCAATGTGGGAAACACAGCCAACGATGGCACAGGTGATCCGTTACGGGATGCTTTTGAAATTATCAACGAAAACTTTGCAGTTTTAGAAATTGCTGGCGGTGTTTCGGGTATCGCAAACGGTGTTTCCAACGTATCTATACCGGTTGTGGACGGTGCAATTACTATGTCCAGCGGTATTACCAGCAACGTGATTGTGGTCACTGCAACAGGAGCCACAGTCAAAGGTACATTGATCGCAAACTCTGCGGTCAGCGCCACAGGCAACGTCACTGCTGGAGGATTTTTCATTGGTAACGGAAGCCAGCTAACTGGTGTTGTAAGCCAGGCCAATGCAGCGTTGCTGATTGGCAATACTCTAAGTTCCAACGTCACAAACTCAAGCTTGACTTCTGTGGGCACACTTACTAGTCTCACCGCGTCGGGTAACATTGTAGGTGGTAATTTAACCACCAGCGGAACCATCAGTACTTCGGGCACAGTGCAAGGTTCCAACTTCAATGCCGGTGCTGCTGTCAGTGCTGCCGGTAATGTCACAGGTGGCAATCTTGTCACTGCCGGTGATGCCAACATTGGCGGGTCAATCACAGCCGTGGGCAACGTATCTGGTAACTATTTCATCGGCAACGGAAGCTTGTTAACAGGCATTAGTGTAAGTTCAAACGCTGCACTGCTCACAGGTTCTACACTCAGTGCCAACGTAGTTAATTCAAGCCTGCAAACAGTGGGCACACTGAGTAACCTGGTTGTAAGTAATGCATTGGGCGGTTCAGGCAACATCACGGCCAACAATTTATCAACACAAGATCAAGTAATAGCCACAGGAAACATCACTGGTGCAAACTTGGTCACTGCTGGCAAGGTTGATTCAGCGACAATTACTGCCACAGGTGACATTGTAGGTGGCAATGTTTCTGCTGTGGGCAATGCAGCAGCAAATAATCTTTCAGTTACTACACAGATATCCACTGCTGTAATCACTGCTTCTGGTAACATCACTGGAGGCAACATCAACACCGCTGGTCTAGTAACGGCTACAGGAAATGTTCTCGGTGGCAACTTGATTGCCGTGGGGATTGTTAGTGCATCAGGCAGTTTAATAACAGGAACCGAAGTTTCTGCTGCTGGCAATGTTCGTGGCGGCAATATTGAAACTGCTGGCATAGTCAGTGCCACTGGCAATATCAGAGGCGGCAACATTATTAGCCTTGGGATTATTTCGACTACTAGCAACGTTAATGCAAGTTTGGTATCTGCAACCACAGTGACTGGGACAAACATCAGTGCTTCGGGCAATGTAGTTGGTGGCAATCTTGTAACTACCGGACAAGTAACAACCAGTGGCAACGTTACTGGTGGAAACTTGGTAACTGCTGGTGCTATTCAAGCAGGATCTGCGCTGATTACTGGAAACCTCATAGTCGATGGCGATCTTGTGTATACCAATGTTGGCACACTGGAAGTCGAAGATCCAATTATTGGTCTAGGACGTGGCCCAAACAACTCTCCACTGACTTCCAATGATGGCAAAGATCGCGGCGAACAACTTTGGTATTATGCAAGTGGCAGCGAAAAATCTGCATTTATTGGATATGACAACAGTCTTGGAAAAATGGTCATTGCCACTGATGTTACTATCAGCAGTGACATTGTAAATTTGGTCAACGCTTATGGTAACCTGGTGATTGGTAACTTAGAAGCTGGTATTGTCAGTGCCGCAGGAAATGTAATAGGTGGTAATATCAACACTGGAAACATTGTCAGTGCAACTGGCAATGTGATCGGCGGTAATTTAACTACTGCTGGTACTGCCAACGTTGCTACTATTGAAGTCGTTACTCTGGCCAACGTTAAATCATCCACTGCTGCTAGTTCAACTACCACAGGTGCATTGCGTGTAGCAGGCGGTGCTGGCATTGGTGGCAATGTGTATGCTGGTGCGTTCTACACTGCTGGCATTGTAAGTGCTACTGGAAATATCACAGGTGGCAATATTAACACTGGCGCTGGCGTGTATGCGTCGGGTGTGGTAAGCGCAATAGGAAACATCATTGCAGCAAACTTTGAAACTGCTGGCGCAATAAATGTCACAGGTAATATCACAGGTGGCAATATAGACACCACCGGTATAGCCAACATCGCTACACTTGAAGTAACTACGTTAGCCAACGTCAAGAACTCTGCTGGTTCTACATCAACTGTTACAGGTGCGTTGCGAGTGGCAGGTGGCGTAGGCATTGGTGGCAACATATTTGCCGGCGGTCTAATCTCCGCTACAGGCAACGTTACTGGCGGCAACATCAATACTGGCGGATTGGTATCGGCCACTGGCAACATTGCAGGTGGTAACATAAGCACTGCTGGACTAATTACTGCGTCTGGAAACATCACCGGTAACTGGCTGTTGGGTTCTAATATTTCTACAGGTGGGGTAATCTCTGCCACAGGAAATATCACAGGTGGCAACATCAATACCGCAGGCATTGTATCTGCAACTGCCAACATTACAGGCGGAAACTTGACCACAGCTGGTCAAGTTAGTGCTGCAGGAGCAATCACTGGTGCTGCTATCAGTGGTACTGCTATTACTGGTACAACAATTTCTGGTTCAGGCAACGTCACTGGTGCTAACATTGTTACAGCAGGTTTGATCACTGCCACTGGCAGCATCACTGGTGCCAACGTCACAGCAGGCAACGTACAGGCTACATCAAGAATGATTATACCTGTGTCGGCATCAGATCCAGGCAGTCCAGTTGCAGGACAGATATACTACAGCACAGTATTTGGTGGTTTGAGACTATGGACCGGATCAGCTTGGGATAACGTATAATGGCAAAACCAATTTGGATAACCCCCGCAGGCAGTTTGGGAGTCATCCCAGAAGGCGTTTTCTATCAACAGGCGCTTCGTGCTTTTACAGAGTATTTTCCCAATACCCCTGTTTGCACAGCAACATCTGCGTCAACCAATCTCATCACCTGTGCTAGTACAGCAGGTGTGTATCCCGGCTTGGCAGTTGAATTTACCGGAACAACATTTGGTGGCTTGTCGGAAAACACACGATACTTTGTTTTACAAGTTGTGAGCTCCACTCAATTCAGCATTGCCGACGACGAATTTGCAACAACTCCCCGTCAATTGACCAATGGATCGGGCTCAATGACTGCGTATTTTTCGCAGCACGTATATTACAACTTGATAGCAGGCACATTGCCCAAGGGTGTGCAAGTTGCTGACAACGGAATGTTGATAGGTGTACCGCAGGCAGTGGCCAGTTTACAAGGTGTGCCCACTGAAGTTTCAGAAGATGTAACCAGTAAATTTGCCATTAGAGGTTATACCAAAACACAAGCAGGCGAAATAGATGGCATTGCGGATCGTACCTTTACATTAACAGTGACTGGTAATGATGTTCCAGAATTCATCACACCTGCTGGCGCATTTGCCACCGTGACCAGTGCAGAATTCACGGGATCAATTTCTGGCACCACACTGACTGTGTCTGGTGAGCCGCCTGTAGTAGGCACCATCCGTCCAGGTATGAACCTCAAAGGCAACGGAGTTTATCCCGGTACTGTAATTAGATCTTACATCACCGGCAGTGGCGGCACAGGGACATACGAAATAAACATTTCTCAAGTTCGCAGTTCAGTTAGCATGGTTGGCACCATTGGTTCTTACTACGACGGCGACTATGTTGAGATTCCAATCCAATACACCAACAGCGACTTGGGTGACACTGTAACTGTGACACTTATTTCTGGAGCACTTCCTCCAGGTCTAAAAATTGATAGTCGCGGCGTAATCAAAGGATTTATTCGTCCTGCACCCAACGAGGACCAGCCAGTGGGATACGACGAAACGCCCGCAGGCACAGTGCCCTATGACTTTGTCAGTGCAGCCATCAGTAAAAACTATCAATTCACACTGGAAGTCAGCGACGGTAAAAGCAACAGCATAAGAACATTTACAATCTTTGTGTACAATCGCGAAGACCTCACTGCCGATGATACCTATATCACTGCTGACAATACTTTTGTAACTGCTGATCAGACTCCAGAACGATTCCCATTCTTGTTAAACTTTGAACCTACTAACCTAGGCCGTGTTCGCAGTGACAACAATTTTGCATATAGATTCATTGGGCAAGACTACGACAATGAGCCTGTGAAGTATGCATTCAGTGTTAATCAAGGGTTTGGTGCCCCACCAGGCCTACAGCTAGATCCTTCGTCGGGTTGGTACTATGGTTTTATTCCAGACCAAGGCGTTACAGAACTGGAATACAGTTTTAACATCACAGTTTATCAAGCCGACTTTGTTGGTACACCAATTAACTGTACCGCTACCACCAGCGGTACTGACGTAATTACTTGCAACAGCACTCTACAGTTGGCAGTGGGTCAGCCTATTGTGTTCACAGGAACAGGATTCGGTGGTATCACTGCATCACCTACCACAATCTATTATGTTGCAGAAGTATTTGGTTCACTGGGCACAACACAATTCAAAGTTAGCACAAGTCCAGTGTCAACTACGCCTGTGACATTGACCACAGCATCGGGAACAATGCAAGCCAATCTTGTGGTAGCATCTGCACCATATCCGTTCTCAATTACCATTGCTGGCGACATTGACAGTGAAGTTACATGGCTTAGCCCTGACTATCTTGGCGAAATTGAAAACGGTGCAACCAGCATATTCCGTGTGGAAGCAGTGAACTCGGGCAACAGACAACTGAGTTATAGACTAAAAGAGGGCGGATTCAACGAACTACCGCAGGGATTGACATTGTTGCCTTCTGGAGAAATTGCTGGACGTGTGACATTTAACACATTTGCCATTGACTTAGGCGCAACCACGTTTGATTCCACACAAAGTTCGATTACCAAACTTGATCCAACTACATTTGATTCCACATTTGTGTTTACGGTCAATGCCTATGCTGCTGACTCTGAACAACCACTGTATAACCTTAGCGAAGTCATTGTCAATGATGGCGGAACTGGATATTCTTCGCCGCCTGCTATTACATTTGAATCTCCCACAGGTGCCACCGCAGAAGTTGCTGTGGTTGAAGCCGAAGTTGATGCAGGTGCTATAACTGCTGTCAATGTTATCGATCCAGGGTCAGGTTATACCACAGACAATCCATCGTTTACAATCACAGGTGCCGGCTCGGGTGCTGATCTACAAGTAGTAATGCAGCAAACTGGGTTAAGAGATGTTATCTCTGTGTTCAAGACATTCACTATCAAAGTAGTTAGAGCGTACAACAAGCCATATCAGAACTTGTTTGTGTTGGCCATGCCTCCACAAAACGACCGGGTGTTGCTAAACCAATTACTAACTGACACTAACATTTTTATACCAGACGCAATCTACAGACCCGATGATCCAAACTTTGGCGTTAGCACACAGGTAAAATATCAACATGCGTTTGGTCTTGCTCCAGACACATTTGAAACTTATGTGCTGAGTCTATATCAAAACCACTACTGGAAAAATCTTGTGTTGGGATCAATCAAAACAGCACAAGCAGTAGATCCTGTGTCTGGCGAAGTAGTGTACGAAGTAGTGTATAGTCAAATAGTTGACGATCTAGTAAACGCTCAAGGCGAAAGCGTGAGCAAGATAGTGAGTCTGCCCTATCCGATTATTGATCCTGCTGACGGCAGCACTGTGTTGCGAGAAGTGTATCCCAACAGCTTGGTCAACATGCGCGATCAAGTCATTGATGTAGTGGGACAGATATCCACCAAATTACCACTGTGGATGACCAGCAAGCAGCCCAATGGCCGTGTGTTAGGGTTCACGCCTGCTTGGGTAATTTGTTATACCAACCCCGGCGAAAGTGCTAGAATTGCTTACTATGTCAACACACAGTTTGGACAACAACTAAACAACATTGACTTCAAAGTGGATCGCTATGTGCTTGACTCTACTCTGAGTAAGAATTGGGATCCTGTAACACAGAACTGGACGCCTGAACCTAGTCAAACCACATTTGATCGTGTGGATACCTTGGGCTATGCAGATCTGGGAATTGTCAATGCTTGTACTGAACTGGCGTTTGCTGATGTCAATCGCAGACCCATTGATTACATAAATTCGTTAGGAGGCCTCGATGGTCCTACATGGGTTGCCAAGGCTGGGCAAACACCGCCACCGGGAACCACTGTAGTCATTGGTAACGGCAGCAAAATTATTTTTGTTAAGCAAGAAGGATTTATTGGTCCATCGGGCAGTGTGTTTGACAGTGCAAATGATGCATTTACTAACTACCTGACACCTTTTGACAGCACTGGTTTTGACTCGGGTGCAGGACTAGCCGAACCTGGGACTTTTGATTATGGTCCTGTGATTAACATTGGATACAGTCAAACCTGTACACAAACTGTTGCGTCCACTGATACCATTGAGTGCAACGGGACCGTGGGCATGGCTGTAGGCGACAAAGTTTGGTTCACTGGAACTCCGTTCGGTGGGATATCATCAACCAGCAACGGTTTTGTACAGGTATATTATGTAACTGACGTAACTGATGTTACCTGCACAGCAACTACTTCGGGCACTAACTTGATCACTGCCAGCGGAATAGGCAACATCAATGATTACATTGACATAGGCGATCAAGTTTGGTTCACTGGCTCAGTGTTTGGCGGCGTAAATGATTTAAACGCCAATGGCACACCACGGGCATATTTTGTAGTGGACATTCCTAATTCTACACAATTTGCAATCAGTGACACAGCAGGCGGATCTCCGATTACTCTGTCAACTGCCACAGGATCAATGACTATGTTTGTGGGTCTTTTCCAAGTCAGCATCACACCCGGTGGAGCACCTGTTGCACTGTCAAACAGTTCAGGCACAATGTTTGCAAACTACGGCAACTACCGAATGGCTATCTACACAGTGAGCATTGATTCCGACGAAATATTGACCTTGACTTTGGATACACAAACTGTAACAGATGACTATGTGACTTCAAGTCAAGGACAAAAATACGCAGCCAATACCTATCTGTATAGACCAGGAACACCACAGCAAGACCTTACACTGGTAAACTGGCAACCACTGATCACTGCTACCACTGTGATCACAGGCGAAACAGTGTTCGACGGCGGCAGCGTGGCGTGGATTGATCCTGTGGATATGTACGATACGTCAGATGCACTGGATAAATATCTCGTATTCCCCAAAGCCAATATATTGGTATAAAATAGGAAAAAAATGGCAAGTCTTATCAACCCCAACAACATTGATACTGCATACCCTGTGGCTGGTCAGGACAACAGCACACAGGGTTTTCGTACCAACTTTACCAATATCAAGCAAAACTTTGAGTATGCTGAACAAGAAATCAATGCACTGCAAACCAACAGTGCAGTGATCAACGGTGCAAACAACTTCAACGACAACACAATCTACGCTGCAAAACTGCAAGACATTGCATGGACCAAGGTCACTGACCCTTCAGCTGCAGGTAGCATAGTATTAAACTTTGCTTCTGCACCGTATTATTCTTTAGTAACCGACGGCGCTGTCAGTATTACTTTCAGTAACTGGCCTACTGCAGGTTCTTCGTCAGTGGGTTATATGCGTTTGCAAGTTGAAGTTATTAGTACTGCTCATACATTAACAATTGCAGCCGACAACACTGGTGGGGGTGCAGCATTGATCAATGCTACCCAACTGCAAGGCTACACAGCAACCAATGGTTACAGCGGAGTTATAACATTCCCTGCTGTGGGATATTATGATTTTGAATTTGTATGTTCCGATGGCGGCGCAGAAGTCACAGTACAACAGTTAAGCCACACCCCATTCAATGCCACCAGCGAAGACTTAGCAGCTTCTGCTGCTGCAAGCCTGGCAGTAAACACCAGTTATTTTAGCACTGCTGCTGCCGAAACAGCCACGTTGGCAGCAGGTGTCAAGGGACAAATAAAAGTATTTGCAATGTATGCCGACGGTGGCGACATGGTAATCACCGTGACCAACGCAGGTTGGAAAACATCAGGCACTGGCACAATTACGTTTGATACCATCGGTGACGCTTGTACACTGCAATACATCAACAACAAATGGTTCTGCATTGGCAACAACGGTTGCGTATTTGCATAACAACAAGGACAAACAATGTCAAGTAATATTAACCCAAACAACATCGACGGCGCATATCCAGTTGCAGGTCAAGACAACAACAGTCAAGGCTTTCGCGACAATTTTACCAACATCAAAACCAACTTTCAATACGCCGAAGACGAAATCAACGACTTGCAAAGCAAAGCATTGCTAAAAGCCGCACTGATCGGTGGCGTTCTTGACAACAACATGAACGACAATTTGATCTACGCCGCGGCCATTAGAGACTTTGCAGCACCACGTGTGCAGATCAGCCCCACTGGTAGTCCTCTCACTGCCACAGTGAACTATGCGTTAGGGCATTATCAGACATTTACAACCAACGCTCCTACCACAATTGAATTTTCAAATTTCCCTACGCTGAACGGCTTGGTTGCAAACTATGGTTATGTAAAAGTACAGATCAACATCACTGACATTTCCCATACCATCACAATCAAAGCGCCTACTACTGGCCAACTGTTGGGCACACAAGGTATTCAAGGATACGTGGCCACCAATGCCTACACAGGCACGATTACGTTTGGTGCCACAGGCATCTATGAGTTTGCATTTGGCAGTTATGATGCTGGTGTTACTATCACTGTGTTTGACCTAAACCGTGCGTTGACCAACTTTGTCAGCGCAGATATTCAAACCGATGACATCACTGCCACTGGTTTTGTAAGTGCAGCAGGAAATGTTACAGGCGGCAATTTGATCACTGGCGGCAGAGTTGTGTCCACAGGCAACATCAGCGGAGGTAACATTTCCACTGCTGGCACTGTGACAGCCACAGGCAACATCAGCGGAGGTAACATTTCCACTGCTGGTACTATTAGCACAACAGGCAACGTTGTAGGCGTCAACATCAACGGCTTCAGCAGACCCTCAGCCGGTACTACTACCAATGCGCCCATAAGACTAACCGCTGGCAGTTTGTTGGTAACTCCTGCATCTGGCGCAATCGAGTACGATGGAACATCTATTTACAGTTCTGTTGCTGCAAGCCAGCGAGGAATATTGCCCAGTGAATATTTCATTGTTCAAAGTTCAGATTATGTTGCATCCAACAGTTCTTCAGCACAGCAAGTATTCAATGCAACTGCTTCGGGAGCAATCACCCTGTTGGGGTCAACTACCTACATGTTTGAAGCTGTGTATTACATTGCACGTTCTGCTGGTACAACCAGTCACACACTGGCCACGCTGTTCGGTGGTACTGCTACATTTACCAGCATTACGTATCTTGCAGAAACCACATCCACAACCGGAAACGTGTTGGGTGCTGTGAGTCGAATTTACGGTACAGGTGTTGGTGCATTGACAGTGACCGCTGCATCCACATCGGCAACTGAAAATATTACTGTGCTACTCAAGGGCACAATTAGAACCAATGCTGCTGGTACGTTGATTCCGCAGATTCAGTTCAGTGCTGCCCCAGGCGGCGCACCTACTATTGTTCGCAACAGTTATTTCCGTTTGATTCCTGTGGGCAATAGCTCTGTGACATCTGTGGGTAACTGGAGTTAACCACAGTCATTGACTTTGTTCATTTTTTGTAATACAATTCAAAGATGGAACATCCGTTAATCGGCGACGTATCTAACCTAACCACAGAAGAGTTAGGCGCCAAAGTCAGCGAACTACAAAAGAAACTGGCCATTGCTCAAAGATCGGGCAATGGTCATCTCGGCAATCAAATAAGAATGGCATTGGAAACTTATTACAATGCTTACCAAGCCAAGCTGCAAGAGAGCTATCAAAAGGCCAACACCACCAACATAGATTTTGAAAACAAAATCAACATTCAATGAACGTTAGACTACAATACAATTTAGAGTTTTCGGGCGCCATACACATAGACGGCGTGCTACAACTAAACCAATATCAGGTCAATCTTAATTTGGAAACACAGTCAGCGGACCGTGCTGCAATCAATGTAGCCATGGACCGCCTCAAGTGTTTTGTAAATCTAGAACTAGCAGATGCTGTGTTCGTAAATCAAAATCAACCCGACTTGTGTGAGCTGCTGGACTTGATCGGGGCCAATGTTGTGAGCTTGCCCGACGAGCCTGTGGATCAAATTGTGGGTCTCATGTTGTTTTGCAAACTCAATGCTATCATGGAAGGCGTGATGGCAGTGACAGCATTGGACATCAGTTCCAAACTGGGTGATGATGTTTGGTATGACCACACCGAAGAAGATGCTATTGGACCATTTAATGCCGAAGGTTGGTGGCACGATTCGGGCACTGTACACAATACATTGACCCAAAATGAAAACACAGACAAAGTGGTAAAAGTTTTGCATCCTTGGGCCGAATACGGATTGCTTTGGCCAGATGTAGTTGACAAATCTCAAGAAAAAGAGCATACTGTGGTATACGCAAAATTTCCACGACATGAAAACTGACAAATTTGGGCAAATGGTGTTCAGTGAGCAAGATGTCATACATCTGTATCTGCAAGGGCATGATATCAGCACACTGCAACATCTCATGGTAGATAACACCATTGATTTAGAAACTGCTGCAAGTATTCTGGACAATGTGCCTGCGTTTATTCGTTACGATGAACTGGCACAACAACAAACTGTTGAACAGTGGGATCATCGTTGTCAGTCCACATGGTACATGCCCGATGAGTACAAAAGCATGGATATTGCTGCCCATGTGCTGAGTCTGTGCAAAACTGACGCCGAACTACAACGCTGCGGTGAAGAACTGTTGTTGTTTCAAGAACGCAACTTGTTTGATCTGCTGAGATATCTCAAGTATCTTGTGGACGTCATGACTGAAAATCGCTTGATCTGGGGCGTGGGCCGAGGCAGTTCAGTGGCCAGTTATGTGCTGTACAAATTGGGTGTACACAGAATTGACAGCATGTACTACGAATTAGATCCCACCGAATTCTTGCGTTAAATATTGTTTTAGGAGATTGCTATGACTCAAAAAACTTACAAAACCGCCCAAGGTAAAATTGTAGACATGGGCAGACTAGTTCTGCAAAACGAACAGGTACGTGCTGTAGGCAACATGAATGTCAACGCCCGTGGCGATGTAGTGGACGACATGAATCGTCCCATCAGCTCGAAGACCCAACAAGTTAACCGTCAATATCAAAATCAAACCACACAGAAAAAATGACCAAACTAGCATTTGAAGCTCACAGAATTCAACGCCAAAGTCTACGACCACTCAACGATTCAGTGGTTGTAGCAGACATGGTTTTTGACGAACGCATTACCACTGGTGGTATTGTGTTGCTCAACGACAACGGCAAAGGCACAGGCATTCGTCCACGCTGGGCACAAGTCTATGCAGTGGGCCCTGAGCAGCACGATGTCAAAGTAGGCGACTGGATTCTCATTTCACATGGACGCTGGACACGTGGCATCGACGTCGAAGACGAAACTGGCAAACATACTCTGCGCAGAGTTGATCCCAAGGATATCCTGTTGCAGAGTGACCAGCCCATGCAAGACGAGACTTTCTCTGATGCAGTTCACATCGAAGCCAAACCCAGCTGGATGCAGCACAACTAATGAGCTTTATAAAACGCTGGAACTCTGCACAAGTCATTCAAGATTTGTCAGCGTGTCATGCCCAAGTGGTCAGCAGTTACAACGATGGTTTTACCGCTTGGGCTTGCAAACAAGATCTGTATCGTGTAAAATTTGAACTCGACCAAATGCTCAAAAACAGTCCGTCTTTTGCCGGAGAGCAGGAATGGTTAGAGGAGCAACAACGTGAACAAGACAAACGCCAAGCTTGGCGAGCACTTAGACAAGTGTAAAATCTGCAGACAGCCATATTCGGCTGACTGCGACTACAAACAAGGGCGCTGCCCACATCACAAACCTATGTTAAACATTCAACCCCGAGACACCAGTTATGGCCACTTTGTTGTGAGCCTACTCAAGAGCGCCACTCGCATTGCTGCTGGCATTGCATTGATTTGGCCCGGCAGCCTTGTGTTGGCCGGTATATTCTTTATCCTAGCAGAATTTCTAGGCATTGTAGAGGAGTTGGTATAATGGGCAAAGGATCTAGACCGCGTCCATACAGTGTAGATCAACAGCAGTTTGGCAGCAACTGGGAAGCAACTTTTGGCAAAAAAGAACCCTCCAAAGTCTGGGACGGCAAGGAATGTTCGTGCCATCGCTGCGTTCGAGAAAAGAATCTAGTAGAGCGTGAGGGCAGTTTTCTTCCCTTGAATTCAACTAGAATGATTCTCTGCCCTACCTGTGGTAATAAACGCTGCCCGCATGCCAGTGATCATGATCTGGCCTGCACTGACTCAAACGACCCCGGCCAACCAGGAAGTGTATATCAATGAAGGTAACAAAACTCACCTGGGACAAAAATACAAGATTCTTAAGAATCGGTTTTGGTAAAAACGACGGGCGATGGTTTGCCCGTATTGACTTTTGGACCTTTGGATTTAGAATTACAAAATGAATCAACGTATTCAAGACTTAATGAAACAGGCTGGAACAGATACCAGCGGCAAATGGATGAGCGTAGACAATGCCGAAAAGTTTGCTAAGTTAGTGATTCAAGCGTATAATGAAGAACTACGCGAAAGTCGTAGAGAAGTCAAAACAGAACTTGGTTACAGCAGAATTGGATTAGGAAACTTATGAAAGAAAGAATCCAAAGACTCTTAGTCGAAGCCGGTGTAATAAACAATAACTTCAATCCCTTGGCGTATGAACAATGGTATTTGGATTCGTTGGAAAAGTTCGCCGAGCTGATTGTTCGGGAATGTGTTAAGAATCTTGAAACTAATAAAAAATGCGACATCTATACCGGTGAGTTAACTGACTGTGATTGGAATGATATTATTCAGTATCAAATTGATTCACTAAAAGAACATTTCGAGATTGAAGAATAAAGGGCGATTCTGTTTCTCGCCAACAGCCTAGCAGGCACCTGAAAAGGACTTGGAACAGCGTATTTGCTACATTGGCGACGAGATGCCAAGCCGGAGAATGTAACCGGCATTTATTGAAATATTTCGGAGTTGAAGAATAAGTTATGGGTTGAAAAAACTTCTCTATTCATAAATATATAGAGGAGAAATTATGCCATATCAAAGACCCAAGGCAGAGCCAATTATAACAAACGAAATATGCGAATATGGTTGCGGACACACAGCAAAATATAGATTTGCCAAAGGAAAAATTTGTTGCTCATCACACCAGAATTCCTGCCCGGGTAAACGCAAAGCATTTTCAGAGAATGTAGATCATAAACAAAACGCTGCAAAATCATTGGCCACCAGAACATCGTTGGGAATAACAAAAACTTCTCAAATCAAGGGCGGGGCAACTCGCCGAGCGAACGGACATTATCAAAAACTTGCTAAGAGAATGCAAGAACATTGGGATAAAAATCCGTGGCAAAATAATTTAGAATGTCCTATACTTCCGTATAAAAATACCAAACTAACTTATCAAGGAACATACGAGTTCGAATTTCTTGAAGAAATTGAATTTGAACACGGTATTGAATGGCTGGTATCAAATGTAAAGCGCGGACCATCTGTATGGTATACCGATCCTACTGACAATGTTGAAAGATTATATATTAGCGATTTTATCATCGACAATACCGTTTATGAAATTAAATCAAATTGGACCTGGAACAAGCACGGCAAAGATCTAGTGCTAGAACAAAAGAACAAGGCAAAGTTGACAGCTTGCGTTGCCCAAGGATATAATGTAGTATTAGTCTTAAATCAAAAAAGGATATCATATGAAGGAATTATGGGTTGAGGCGTATAGACCAAAGACTGTAGATGGCTATGTGTTTGTTGATCAGTCGCAGCGAGAACAAGTTGAAGCTTGGATTCGCGACGGATCAATTCCGCATTTGCTGCTGAGTGGATCAGCAGGCACAGGCAAAACCACGCTGGCCAAACTGTTGATCAACCAACTTGGGGTGGAAGAATACGATGTAATGTACGCCAATGGATCCAAGGAAGCTCGCAAAGTTGAGTGGGTAGATCGACTGATTAGCTTCTGTCAGACTATGCCGTTTGGCAAATTCAAAGTGGTGCTGATTGACGAAGCTGACTACATGAACAAGGATTCAGTACAGCCTGCACTGCGTAATTTGATGGAAGACTATTCCGAGACTGTGCGTTTCATTCTAACCTGTAACTATCCGCACAAGATTATTCCGCCTATTCACAGTCGCTGCCAAGGTTTTCACATTGTCAAAACTGATCACACAGAGTTCACCGCCCGTGTGGCCACTGTATTGGTGTCAGAAGGTGTGGAGTTTGACCTAGACACTTTGGACAGTTATGTCAAAGCTACCTATCCTGATCTGCGTAAATGCTTGAACTTAGTGCAACTTAACAGTCAATCAGGCCGACTTAATCCCCCAGGACTTTCTGATCGTTCTGCACGTGACTGGAAGTTGGAATGTGTGGACTTGTTCAAGCGTGGACAGGTACGTGCTGCTAGAACTATGATTTGCCAGAACTCCACGCCCGAAGAAGCCGAAGAAATTTTTCGTTGGATGTATGACAATTTAGATCTCTGGGGAGATACACCCGAACGCCAAGACCAAGCCATTATCATTATTCGTAATGGACTGGTAAATCACAACTCAGTGGCTGATGTAGAAATCAACTTGAGTGCTACCCTAATTGAACTTACACAAATACAATGAGATACCTAATTCTAACCTACTACAAAAAACCCGACGGTCGAATTGACGAAGCCATGCAAGTGGCAAAAAACTTAAAGCCCCGAGACATTCAAACAGCCAGTGTGATCTTGGATTTTAAAAAGCTTGAAGTAGTCAAAGCCTCAATGGGCGGTGTAACTGTGCCGCGTGATTTCAATCGCATTGCGGAATACTACATGCAGCACTATGAAAACATCATCAAGCGATTGTTCAACGAAAACGGTTACGAAGTCGAACTAACCAAAAACGAGCCTGAGAAAAATGAACAAGCGAATAATTCTAACTGATGTTGACGGTGTGTTGCTGGATTGGGAATACAGCTTTGATGTATACCTTCGCACACACGGATTCAACAAAGTAGAAGGTGGTAACCTCAAATACAACGTTGGTAAACGCTACGGTATCGATGCTGATCAAGGCAAAAAGCTCATAAAGATTTTCAATGAATCAGCACACATTGGGTTTTTGCCTCCCTTGCGTGATGCCATGTACTATGTGAAACGTCTGCACGAAGAACATGGGTTTGTGTTTCATGCTATCACCAGCTTGAGTTCTAATACAGATGCCCAAGAACTGCGCAAAATGAATCTGCGCAAACTGTTTGGTGAAACAGCATTTGAAAAATTTGTGATCCTAGATACCGGTGCTGACAAAGACGAAGCCCTGGAACCTTACAGAGATTCAGGGCTTTGGTGGATCGAAGACAAAATTGACAACTGTGAAGTTGGCAACAATCTTGGCTTGCGAAGCCTGCTTATGGAACACGGGCACAACATGGATTATGAAAACCCCGCTGTACCACGTGTGCGTAATTGGAAAGAAATTTACTCGATAGTAACCTCTCAGTCGGAGTAAAGTCGAAGAACGTCACCAATGATCTTGTGACGTTGCACATCCCGGCCTTCTAGCTCACAGACAGCTATACCGCGCACAGGTCGTGCTTGCAATCGCTCGCAGAGATCCAAGAGTCCGTTGTCGCCATTGTTGCGATCAGCTTGCTCTACATCTCCTGTGATTACAATGCGACTGTTGGTCCCGATACGAGTCATTAACATCTTGGCCTGTGCTGGGGTGGCATTCTGCATCTCGTCAGCAATGATCCATGCATTTTTAAAGGTGCGGCCGCGCATGTAAGCCAGGGGCGCTATCTCCACAATTTGATCCTCTATCATAGTTACGATGTCCTGAGGGCGGTAGTATTCCCGCATGACGTCTAGCAAGGGACGAGTCCACGGTTCCATCTTGGCCACTAGGTTGCCAGGTAAAAATCCGTGTTGTTCACCTTCCACACCCACTGCTGGGCGTGTCATAATAATTCTGTCGCATTCTCCTTCTTTTAGTGCTTTGATTGCGGCCAGCATGGCCAGATAAGTTTTACCTGTGCCAGCAGGGCCCACAGTGACCACAATGTGTTGCTCTGCGTCTTGCAGGGCCAATACTAGCTTCTCTTGGTTTCGTGTTCGAGGGACCAAGTCAATGCGTCTAGACTGGGGTCTAGCCACTTGATCGAAACTGATGGTATTTTCAGTGTGTGTCATACGCTTTTGTGCTTTGGCTGCGCGATTTCTGCTCAAAGTGTTTACTCCTTTATGTCCTGGATGGACAGAGATATTTACGGACCATAATGGTACAGAATTATGTGGACAGATTTGTGTGATTTTGCGGCATAAGTATTAGGCTCCGGGGTTGAGAGCATTTGCTTGAAACACACAACAATTTTTCTTTTCCATAAATAACAACATGGACAAAGAGATTTTCAAAAATCACGAAGACTACTGGCAAGTAGCAGACAACATTCGCGAAATCTACATGAGCGATGGCAGTCTAACTACATTGCTGGATTTTGAGCGTGTGTTAGACGAAATGGATGTGTATGCTTTTAAAAACTGGGCCATTGGAGAACTGGTACAGGGTCCTGTGATCAGCAAATACAAGGTAGCCTGCACATTTATGTGGCCCTACAATCTCATGCCCGATCCACGTGCCGGACGTAGACTACTACCATTTGATTGCGAAGTAAACTACAAAAAGCAAAAGATCAAAATCCCAATTCGCATTGACGACCCCAGCGACTATCAACCTGGCACTAAAAAAGCACGTATCATTGAAAAACCTGTGTGGCTAGTAGAAATTGTCATGCCCAAGGCACTGATGAGTGAAATCCGTACAGGTTCAATTGAAATGGAAGATCAGGACATTGATCTTGAAGATTTAGATTCAGCATACGAGCAAGATCTAGACAAAGAAGAATATCAAAACGACGAGCAAGCACAAGATGCACAGCAACAACTCAACCAACCCGCTGTTTGAAGGCCTTGAATACAAGGACCTAGATGGCATGATGAAGTCCACTATTCACGTGGACGAATTTGCTTCCAAAATGGGCGACGATGCAGACATCATTGTGCTCAGCTTCTTTGTGCGTGACAAAACTGCTGCTCGTGACTTGATGGCCTGGTTTGAAAAAGGCTATGACTTTGTGGTAGACGCTGATGTCAGCCCTGGCGAAATCAAGCCCGGACGATATCTAGTGTATTTGGAAATGCGCCGTAGATCAGCTGCTGGCCGTCATGTACAACAACTGTTGGACGACTTGTCTACACTCACAGAATTTGATGCCAAGGACTGGACTTTTACCTACGAAGATCAAGAACAGCCTTGGAGCGAAGAAGCATTTGAAAAAACTGTTCCTCTAACACCTGATGCTTACAGAAACCAGCACGAAGAAGAGCTCAACGAAATGCGTGTAGCAGCCGGACTCACAACAAAGCCCGTGCATGCTATCAAAAAAGACACACGGGCTTTGCAAGCTGCTGCTGGTATATTATAATTTTTCGTAAACGAAGTAGAGCCTGCCCAAGTCGGCAGGTTCTTTTTTGAACTCCAACAACTTCAAATTGTAGGTTTCTTCCAACTGCTTGACCACTTCAAAACTCCAAGGGAAAATATCTACCCAAGGGCCTGTTTTGTGCGGAATGCCAGGATTGGCACGTAGATAAAAACGTCCACCTTTTTTCAACAAACTCACACAATGAGCAAAACGCTGTTCGATTTCGTCTCTTGAGTTGAAGTTGATAGAGCCTAGAGCAATCAGCACATCATGACTTTCAGGTTTGACCTTGTAGTCCAAAATGTCAACTTCGTAGTCTGCTGCATCGTTGTAGGGATCAATACCAATCAAGTTCTGAATGCGTCCTTTGAAAGGGTGATATCCGCAGCCCACGTCCAACACAGACTCGGGATTGAGTTTGTTGATTTCTTCTACCAATGCCCAACCTGAATGATCATATTCGCCAGTGCGCGGCCGCCACATTTCAGCAAAGAATCTGTGCGTATAGCGCTCGCTGAGATCTGCTGTGATGTCGCGCACTGTGCCCACATAATCCGAATCCAATTGCAGTTCGTGCCACATTGCATCTTTGAACTTGCGATAGCGAGCCGTGGTCCAGGGCAGAGAATCTACCTGGGTATCTGCATCAATTACGATGTTTGCATACTTGGGCAAACTGAACGCTGTCTGCAAATTTTTCGTTAAGAGGGAAAAAATTTTGGTATTCATAAATATTTTGGTATATACATTGAAATTTTACACAGAGCCGTAAAATTTTGCAACTGCCCTGGAGAATTTCAAATATTTAAGGGACATTATGAACATCAAAAAATTATTAGCTACACTCGCTGTCACACTACCTTTTGCTGCTGCCGCCTGGCAGCCCACAAAACCAGTCACTGTTGTTTTCCCCAATGGACCCGGGGCAGGCAACGAAATCTCGTTTAGAATTGTTGCCGACATTGTGGAACGACAAACTGGTGCGAAATTCAACTCTGAACATCGCCCTGGCGCTGACGGCAATGTGGCCATGAATCATTTTGCCACTGTTCCTGCGGATGGGCACACTGTTGCTGTGCCTGCTTGCAACAGTCAATGGGTCACTGCTGAACCTTGGTTTGGATCTAGATTGAAATACAACATCAGAGACTTTGAGCCCGTGGCCAACATTGCTCGCTCACCATTGGCGTTCTGGGCTCACCCCGGCTCAAAAGTCAACACACCCGAAGATTTGATACGTGAAATTCGCGCCAAACAACGACCCATTAACTTTGCCATTGGCGGTGGTGGACACAAACTGGCTGTGGAATATCTCACTGATTCATTGAAAGTACCCGGTGGCGATCGTGTACAGACTGCCATGTACAAAGGTCCTGCACAAGCACTGATGGATGTCATGGGCGGACACGTTGAGTTTGGTGTTACCCCAGTGGGTGTGGGTTATCCTCATGTCAAAGCAGGCAAACTAAAACTAATTGGTTTGGCCAGCGAAGTTCCGTTGCAGGGCCTGGAATCTGCTCCGCTAATGAGCAAATACGCACCAGGATTGAATCTCTATGGCTGCTGGAATCTTGTGTTGCCCAAGAACACACCACCTGAAGTTCAGCGTTGGTATGCAGAACAATTTGTGCCTGCCATTAGATCGGCAGAAGCTCGCAAACGTTTTGACGAAAACCTAATGTTTATCACTCCAGCTGAACACACGCCTGCAGGAGTACGAGCTGCCATGTACAGACTAGAACGCGATTGGCGTAGAATTGCTGAACGTATTCAACCCGAATGAAGTACATTTTTGTAGCAGGTGCACCGGGTTCCAAATGGAGCTCGGTTGTTAAAAACATTTATTACTCGCCATCAATAGATCGTTCAGACTATCGCGACGAGTGGACTTATTATCACGATGCGTCGGGCACTAGAGAGCTCATGCATCTGGGCGCATATTTTGACCCTGGCATGGCTTGTGCCTTGCCTGAAGATCTGTCAGTGATGAGTAAAAAAGAAGCGGAGGCCAGTTTTGATTATCCTTTTAAAAAGGACTCTACGGGAGTCAGAATTATCAAGAGCCATATTTTCTCGTATAAAGAAAACTTGGAATACCTTAGAAAGCAATGGCCTGAATGTCCCATTGTGCTGGTTCATCGCAGCAATGACTCTTGCCTTGGTTGGTGGGTAAAGTGCGGGCATTTTGATATTACCTATCCTGATTATAGTGAATACTACAGAGACCTGCGCCACATGGCCAGCATAATCAAACTGCAAAATGCTGGTATTACACAAGCATTGTTGCAATACGAAAGTGGCATCAGAGTCAACAACAACAGAACACTGTGCCAGACATTGGGCATTGATCCGCCAACTGATCAGTATTGGCAGAACTATGCAGTGTCAGACATTGAGGTAACCGTGATATGAAATCAAATTGGGAAATAACCCGAGCTCGCAGTCAATATCATTTTGACCCTACACAGATGGACCCGCGGTGGGATACTGTGCAACACCTAGGACATATTACGCCTACGTGGACAACGGAACTTGCCGCTGCTGTAGAAACATCAAATCCAGTGACTTGGCGCACACGAGGGCGAGACAATGATCCGTTGAAACGTGCCAGCGAAGAATACGATCAAGAGGAATATGACCTTGAGCAGCAGGGTTACGGGCGTGATCATATTGTTACTAACTTAAATTACAATCTAGATCCTGTGTTTCAACGCATAGCAGATCAGTTTGCGCTGGACCAATGCATGGCTCGCATACACGTACAACATCCGGGACAAACATGGAATCTGCATTTGGACAAGTTGGAAAAATGGATGCCTGCTGACCCCAGCCAGGTAGTACGTTATTTTGTGCAACTCACAGACTGGCAACCAGGGCACTTTTGGAGTTATGGCAATTACTGTTGGTCGGGATGGTTTGCCGGCGATGTTAGCACATTTGACTGGTGGAACGTACCACACGCCACTGCTAATGCAGGGCACGTTCCCAGAGTTACACTGCAAATTACTGGTATAAAAACAGAGAAAACTACGCAGTTTTTAAATTTGATCAAATGATCCAGTTTCCACATGCTAAATATTGGCATGTGGATCTTACAATTTCTTCCCGATAGTTTAATCATATGGTTCTGCAACATCTTGTTGTTGGCAGGCATTGTGCTGACCGTAGCTGGTTGGTTCGCGCACCGTATTCCTTTTGTTTATCATTACCAACTGCCATTTAAGATTGCAGGCGTTGTGTTGCTGGCATTGGGTGTTTATTTCCGTGGCGGTGTTGCTGTGGAACAGACCTGGCGTGAACGTGTACACCAGTTGGAAGAAAAACTCAAAGTTGCCGAAGCCGAATCGGCCAAAGTCAATACTGTGGTTGAAACTCGAGTGGTAACCAAGACACAGGTTGTCAAACAAAAAGCCGACACACTGATAGAATATGTGGATCGTGAGATAGTCAAAGAAGTTGAAAATTGTCGCGTGCCACAAGAAGCCATCGACGTTCACAACGAAGCAGCTCGTATGAACCGGATCATCGAAGAACAACGAAAGGGCCGTAAATGAAATACATCTTGGCCTTGACATTATTGCTGGCAGGCTGTTCCACCCCTGTGCCTGTGAAACAGCAGTTTCCTGTGGCGCCAACTATTCTATTGGAACGCTGCCCTGACCTGTTACAGATCGACGATGGCAAAAACAGTTTGCGCGACATGCTCAAAGTTGTGATACAAAACTATGCACTGTATTACCAGTGTGCTGAAAAAACACACGGCTGGCAAGACTGGTACACAGAACAAAAAAAGATTTATGAGAAAGTACGATGAGAGCAATAGAATTTCTACGAGAATCACAGGGGTTAGCTGAAATTGAACGGCTGCCTCCTGGTGGTTTCGAAGGCGGCAAAGAGCATCTAGAAAGAGAATATGACGCCGGCAAAACAATTAAGAAGTTGCCAGGCGGCAGCGGGCTATTGTATTCTATACAACACGATGGTGGCGATTTCAAAATCAGATTATGGGATCCAGCCAACAAAGGTGAGTTTGAGCCAGTGAAATCAATGCACACTACTAAACCTTCTTATTATTCTAATAGAGAGTGGAAAGAACTACTTGCACATTATGAAAAAAGAAACGCAGAGATGCAAGCAAAATTTGCAAGGTCTCCGGGTAAGTTAATTGGAGAACTACAAGTTAGTAAACCATACAATTTCCCACTAAAAAATGCACTACAAGTCGGTGTTATAACAGTAGATGAAGATTACCGCGGCATGGGTCTTGCCAAAGCATTGTATGGTATTGTGTTGACTATTATGAAACGTCCGTTAGTAGCCGGGTCAAGCCAAACACCCGGTGGTCGTAGAAACTGGCTCAGCCTCAGTCAAATACCCGGCGTGCAAATGAAGGGATATTTTGGCATAGACGAGCTTGATTTAAGAACTGTAGATGTTAATAAAATCGATAAACGATGGGAAGACCCAAGTTATATAAAATATCGAAACAAACAAGCAGAAAAGACCATAGACACCATCATGGGCCAATTGGGCGGACAGTACATTGGCAAGTCTGGCCACGAAGTGTTTTTTGCCTTTGATGTGCAACCAGATACAACTAAACAAGAATTGAAAGCGTATGTAGACTCTCGCTTGACAAAAGTGTACGGTAGATACGACTCTAGTTCAGGGTTGTATGCTGTATGGACAGGACGATAAACAAGGAGCTAACAAATGAGCATACTCTCATTGGATCAATTAAAACAAATGGTGCCAGGCAATCCACACATTGAACACTGGCACGAAGCACTGGATCAACTGCTGGATGACTACGGCATAAACACACCACAACGTGTGGCACACTTCATTGCACAGTGCGCTCACGAGTCAGGCGGATTCAAGTTCATTAGAGAGAACTTGAACTACTCAGCAGCAGGCCTCATGGGCATATTCAAAAAGTATTTTCCCACACAGGAACTGGCCAATCAGTATGCTCGAAAGCCAGAAAAAATTGCCAACAGAGTGTATGCCAATCGCATGGGCAATGGTCCCGAAGAGTCGGGCGACGGTTGGCGCTACTGCGGACGTGGCCTGATTCAACTCACTGGCAAAGACAACTACACATTCTTTGCTGGCAGTCTTGGCATTCCTGTGGAAGAAGCTGCTGACTATCTTGCTACATTTGAGGGTGCTGCACAAAGTGCCTGCTTCTTCTGGGAACAAAACAACCTGAATCGCTTTGCAGATGCCAACGACGTCAAAGGATTGACCCGCGCCATCAACGGCGGACAGATTGGACTTGAAGATCGTATCAAGCATACCAACCACGCACTGCATGTCATGGGAGTTCATTGATGCCTATTGAAGTAGGTCCGGGTATCACGGTTGGGCCAGGAATAACTCTCGCGAGGGAGGTAGGACCTGGAATGGATCCCACTGGTACCAGCAATGTGACTATAGTGTCACAAAGCCCATTTGCTGGAGGAAGCAGTTACAGTTTTACTGGTGCTTCTACAAGTTATCTATGGTATTCTGGATCATCGGCTGTTGCGTTTGGCACCGGCAACTACACTGTGCCCACAACACCACTTCAACAGACTCAAAGTGCAGGCACCAACATCTCTGCTATTACAGCGGGACAGTGCTCAATTTTAATGGCGCCATAAGTATAAAAAAGGAGCTAACCGTGGCAAAAGAACAAGATAACAAACCCAGCAAAAAAGAAGAAGATTGGATGACCAAAAAATGGCGTCCCATGATGGCCATTATGTACATGATGGTGTGTATATTTGACTTTATTGTTTTCCCAGTTATGTTTACTGTGGTACAATTCTGGGAAACACAAGCAGCCAATGATGCGTTTCGTCAATGGAATCCCCTGACACTGCTGGGCGGCGGCTTGTTCCACGTGGCCATGGGTGCTGTACTGGGTGTCAGTGCATGGAGCCGCGGACAAGAAAAAATTGCAGGAGTGGCCAACAACAATGCAGCACCACAACTACCCAGCCCTGGCACCGGGCCTTCAACATTTGGCGTATCTGCGCCAGCAACAAACACCTGGGGATCACAACCCTTGGGCAGCGGAAGCAGCCTTGGAAGCGCACCTCAATCAACAGCGTTTAGTCCTGCACCATCATGGGGTCAGACTCCTGTTGCAACCGCGACAGTAACCACTGGTTGGGGCGGCAAAAAGGCTCCGCCTGAGCCAGAATATCCAGTGATTGGTTAACAAAGGAATATAAATGGGCTTGACTATCACCGGCGGCGTTACGTTCGGCAGTGGAATATCTTTATTGACTCCTGCAGTACAAGATCCCTTCTGGGCAAACGTAGAACTTTTGTTAAGTGCTACAACTGCTGTTAATAATACGTTTGTTGATTCTAGTACCAATAACTTTACTATTACTGTGGGCGGAAACACAGTGACCAGCACTAGTGACCCCTATGCATTGCCTAACAATTTTGGCAGTATATCTTTTGACGGCACCGACGATTATTTGTTGTCGCCATCATCTGCTGCTCTTGATTTTGGTACAGGTAATTTTACAATTGAAGCTTGGGTTAATTTTTCTGCGTTGTCATCCAACAGGATGATCTTAGATCGTTGGACCTCTGGTCTTGCAGGCGGATGGCAACTGTATTGGAGAGCCACAGGCACAAGTTTGACATTTTTTGCAGGTAATGCTGTTGTAGTGCAGGATCCGTCGACTACAAATATTGTCACTAACACTTGGTATCATGTAGCAGTAACTAGATCCAGCGGAACTGTGAGATTGTTTCTAAACGGCACATCAGTAGCGTCTGCTGCTAATTCTACTTCACTCAACAGTACACTACCACTGGCAGTTGGTATACAATATACAACACTGACCAATGATTTGCTGGGTGGCGTTACTGACGTGCGTATAACCAATGGCATTGCACGGTACACTTCGAACTTTACTCCCCCTACTGCACCGTTTCCAACAAGTTAATTTGAAAGGTAATATTATGAAATCACTATTTTTAGCACTAGCATTGGCTCTAGGTACTTCGCTGGCGTATGCTGATGAGCCAAAAGAAACTCGCAAAGTCTGTGTTGATGTAATGAAAGACGGCAAGCCTGTGAAGGATGCCAAAGGCAACGTCAAGCAAAATTGCAAAGAAGTCAAAGTACACAAAAAGCTCGAAAACGCCACAAAGGTACCAGACGGTAAAAAATAATGACAGGCATTGTAATTTGGATCAGTGCTGTGCTTGTAGTCGGTCTAGCCGTATGGTGGATCGCGGACTACCTATTTCGCACTCGCTGAATTGACAAACACAACCACGACCCAGTATAATTAAAAAAATACTGGGTTTTTCTTATTTCAATGACCGATCACTATGCAACACTGGGCGTTGCTCGAACTGCTAGCCCAGACGAAATCAAACGAGCCTTTAGAAAACTGGCCAGTCAACATCATCCCGACAAAGGCGGCGATACTGCACGGTTTCAGGAAATTCAAGCAGCCTACGATGTGCTAGGCGATGCTGAAAAACGTGCTGCCTACGACAATCCCCGGCCGCAGCATCAACATTTCAATTTCCAAGATTTTGGTAATATCAACGACATCTTTGGACAGATGTTTGGTGGAGGATTTCAGGGTTTTGGACAGCATCCACGTCGTGGTCATGTACGTGTTACATTATGGATTAGTCTGCATGATGTGGCCACTGGCGGCGGCCGCACTGTGAGTTTGGGCACAGCTCAAGGTGCTTCTGCTGTGGAAATCAACATACCCCAGGGCATCAATGATGGTGACAATGTGCAATATGCCGGAATTGGACCAGGTGGCGCTGATTTGGTAGTGACTTTTAGAATAAAACCCGACTCAAAATGGCAGCGCCAAGGACTAAATCTAATACAAGAACAGCGTGTTTTGGTTTGGGATTTGATTTTGGGAGGTACTTTGCCTGTCTCTGACATTTTGAACAACCAATTGCAGATTACCATTCCACCGGGTACACAGCCAGGCACACTGTTACGTGCTCGAAATCGAGGACTACCGGATGGCCGTGGTCAAACCGGAGATATGTTTGTGCGTATTCATGCCACACTGCCCACAGATGTTGCACCTGAAATTCGAGAAGCGATCCAAAAGTATCGCTAATTTAATCAGGTTGTGTTAAAATAACTTTTGGATTAACTTTTTATATGCCCATGTCAAACCATTCCGAAATTGAAAGCATCGTTGAACAAGCAATTGAAATTGCCAGCGAGAAAAAACACGAATACGTGACCACAGAACATTTGCTGTTGGCCATGATTCGATATCAACCATTTCGCAAAGTGTTGGACAAATTTGGTGTTGACACTGCCAGCATGGAAACTGAACTGGATGCATATCTTGGCACACTCTCCAGCATTGTCAAAGACAGCGAAAGCGTTAAGCCTAGAAAAACACAAGCTCTGGAGCGCATTTTCAATCGAGCCAATGTGCAGGCCATGTTCACTGGTCGTAGAACACTGACCACCGGAGATGTGTATCTTTCCATCATGAGCGAGACCAACAGTCATGCTCATTATTTCCTGCTCAAATACGGTGTTAAAAAAGCTGAGTTTGTGGACTTTTGGCAGAAGAACTACACCGCTGCTGAGGGCCGTATCAGCAATACTCAGGCCAACGAAATCCTGGAAGAGTACTGTATCAACCTCACTGCCAAGGCACAGAACAATCAGCTGGAGCCCATGATCGGTCGAGCCAAAGAAGTACAGGAAATGATCACTGTGCTGGCTCGCAAGTTCAAGGCCAACGTGCTCATGGTAGGCGATCCCGGTGTGGGCAAGACTGCTATTGTAGAAGGAATGGCACAAGAAATCCAAGCAGGTCGTGTGCCTACGTTCCTAAAAGGACACGAAGTATGGTCACTGGAGATTGGCAGCTTGTTGGCAGGTTCCAAGTATCGCGGCGACTTTGAAGAAAAGCTCAAGGCAGTGATTGCTGCACTGGAAGCCAAGAAAAACTGTATCCTGTTTGTGGACGAAGCACATACCATGAAAGGCGCTGGTGCAAGTTCTAACTCCAGCTTGGACTTTGCCAACATGCTGAAGCCTGCTATTACCAAAGGCAGCTTGAAAGTTGTTGCCAGCACTACTTGGGAAGAATACTATGAATCATTCGAAAAAGACCGGGCTCTTATGCGACGTTTCTATCGCCTGGCGATTGATGAACCGGATGCGTCAACTACCGAACAAATTCTCATTGGTCTATCACCACGACTCGAACAGTTTCATAACGTTCTCATTGATACCGAAGCTATTACTGCCGCGGTTGAACTTGCTAACCGATACATACACGACAGGAAAAATCCTGACAAGAGTATTGACCTTATTGATGCAGCCTGTGCCAGGGAACGAGTCAAAGACGTTGGTCTTGTCACTGTTACCAAAGGCATGATTGAAGAGCAGCTGAGTCGTGTGAGCGGTGTGCCCACCGACAAACTGCAAAACGAGCGTAGCACAAAGATTGTTGAACTAGAAAGCAACGTCAAGCAACGACTGTACGGTCAAGATAGTGCTGTGGACTCAGTGCTGGAACGTGTTTACATCAGCTTTGCTGGCATTGGCAACGATAAAAAACCCATGAGCAGTTTCCTGTTCTTGGGTCCCACTGGTACAGGTAAAACTGAATTGGCCAAGGCTCTGGCAGACAATCTAGACATGCATCTGCTGCGTTACGACATGAGTGAATATCAAGAACGTCACTCAGTGGCCAGCTTGATTGGTGCTCCTCCGGGCTATGTGGGCTTTGAGGATGGCAACGTGGGCGGCGGCAAGTTGATTTCAGACTTGAGCAAGCATCCTTTTGCTATTATCTTGTTTGACGAAATCGAAAAAGCACACCCCGATGTTACCAACATCCTGTTGCAAATGCTGGACGAAGGACATGTCACTGGTGCCAATGGCAAACAAGTGAGCTGCAAGAACACCATTATTATCATGACGTCTAACTTGGGCGCACGTGACAGTGAAGGCAATGTGATTGGCTTTGGCTCGCAAGAGAAAACAGGCGAAGACGATCGCGCTCTCAAAGAGTTCTTCAAGCCCGAACTGCGTAATCGTATTGACAGTATTGTGAAGTTCAACAAGCTGGACACCCTGGCAATCAAGAAGATTGTTGTGAAGTTTGTAGACGAGCTCAAGTCTGCACTGGCTCCCAAGAACATTCGTTTGTCCTTGACTGAATCAGCTGTGGAACTGCTTGCAGAACAGGGTTACGATCGCAAGATGGGTGCTCGTCCTCTAAGCCGCAAGATTGACGAACTGATTCGTGTGCCGCTATCCAAGAAAATCCTGTTTGAACGACTCACAGACTGTGTAGTCACTGTGAATACAGTTGATGGCAAGATTGAATTTGCAGTAGAACACATTGGAGATACCGTTGTCCAACAAGATCAAAATTCAAACTGATGCCCGAGATAGGTTGTACTTTGATCGATGGCAATACAGCATTGCTGTTGTTCAAAGTAGAATTTCAGACATTCGAGGACTGGATTTAGAAGCTACCAAACGGCTAATCGAATACAAATCACAGTCAAAGTTCCATCAAGGAAGATACACACGTGATGTGATAACCCATATCTATGCTGCCTTGAACTTTTTTGCTGCTGAGACAGAGCCGTTCAAACTCACACTCAGCGGTAACTGGGCCTACATCTATACCAACGATGCGTTATTGGTCAACAGGCTAACTTCTGCTTGTCCAGCTGCCAAGGTTAGGTTTTTTAAACAAGCAGAAGTTTCGCAGCCCAGAGATGCTGTAATGCTGAGTCAAAGCAGCTTTGCATACAGAACGTATCTAAGATCGATGTGGCTGGATGATCAACAAATTGTCAATCTTGATAATTTTTTTGCCGCACAAACTGACAACAACATTGGCCCTTGCAAGTCGTTCCAGCGTTTCTTAAAAAGCAACACAGCATATAAAAGTCACTGGTTGGCAAGCCACTATTTTATAGATCACAACGATCCAGGGTATCCGTTGATGCTGAGCTTGGTTGTGCCTAGAGTTGTACGTAAAACACTGCCTATTGTGCAGCGTATAAATAACTGACTATGGCAAAAATTATCGAAGACGTTATCGTCATTAAATTTAGCAAAATTGTACGTGAATCAGACACTGATCCTGCGCCAGCTGTGCTTAACGAACACATTCAAGCACTGGAACAAGTGGCTCAAGAATTAGTGGGCGATGCAGTTGTTGTAGAAGTTGAACGAGCATAATGATTACTACAAAAACCATTCTTGGCACCACTGTGTACGGTACGCCGTCAGGTAACTACGACGGTAGTAGTCAAGACTGGGCCAGCGATCCGCAAGAAGCCGCAAATTACTATCGCGGCAGGGGCGGCTTGCAAACTGCGTTGATCACAGTCACAAATTTTGTGGGCGAAATTGTGATCGAAGCCACACTGGATTCTGTAGCTGAAACAGCCATTTGGTTTGAAACTTACAGATTCGGTGATCTTGAAAATCCTGTCACTGACGTTCACCCTACAAACATTCAAGGCAACTTTGTGTGGCTACGAGCCCGTGTGGTTGGGTTTGACGGTGGTACTATTAATTCTGTAACTGTTTCATATTAATGCATATTTCTCAATTGACATTTGACGTTGTACCTACGGACCCAAAAAATCCGCTGGGCTTTGAAGTTTGGATGGACAACAACAAAGTAGTCGACAACAATCAACTGTCTCAAGCTCAATCTGTTGTTTGCAAACTCAACCATGATGTAGAACAGTTGCATCAATTAAAAATAATTGTAAAAAACAAAACTAGCTCTCACACACAGATAGACAATCAAGGCAACATTATCCAAGATAGTTTGCTTGAGTTTTCAAAATTTTGCCTGGACGAGATTGATATCACCAAACTAGTGTATCAGAAATCAATTTATTCACACGATTTCAACGGCACCGCTGCCCAAACAAACGCTGATTTTTTTGGAAATGCAGGGTGCAATGGCACTATTACATTTGAATTTTCAAGCCCAGCCTATCTCTGGTTGTTAGAAAACATGTAAGGCTAAATAAAGGCATGACCACCATTGTTGTTATGCCCGGAGGCTTTCACCCTTTTCATGCGGGGCATGCTGCTCTTTATCAATCAGCACGCCGTACTTTTCCTGACGCTGAAGTGTATGTGGCTGCAACCAATGACACTTCGGCCCGCCCTTTTCCCTTTGCTGTGAAAGAAAAACTGGCCAAGCTGGCCGGCGTAGAGCCCGGGCATTTTGTACAGGTCAAATCACCGTTTAGAGCAGAAGAAATCACTGCCAAGTTTGATCCCAACAAGGATCAGCTGATCTTTGTACGTAGTGAAAAAGACGAAGGTTCACAGCCCCGGCCCGGTGGCGTCAAAAAAGATGGTTCACCTGCATACCTGCAACCACTGTTGGGTGCCAAGAAACTGGAACCTTTTGCCAAGCATGCTTACATGGCATACCTGCCCACTGTAGAATTTGGTCCTGGACTGACTTCGGCCACACAGATTCGCACAGCTTGGCCCGATTTAGATGAGCGTAGAAAAACTGCGCTGGTAATGAGTTTGTATCCCCGCACACAAGGTAATCCCAAGTTGGCTGCGACTGTTAGAAAGATGCTGGACACTGCTATTGTGGGCGATTCTGTTGACGAAAACCAAGGCTGGGCCGCTACCTACACCAGTGAAGAAACTCGTGCCTATGGTGGACAACAAGGTGCTGGCATGACTGCTGCTTATCAACGCAGAGAAAACCAGCCCGTGGACGAAGACTATTTGGAAGAAAAATGGTCAGAACGTTACAAGCGTAGTATCGATTGTTCTAATCCCAAAGGGTTTAGTCAACGTGCTCATTGCGCTGGTAGAAAAAAATAATTGCCAAACTACTAGAAAAAATTCAGCCCGGCCTGTATAATCCGTAAATATTACACAAATTTTTTACGGAGATAACATGGCTGACGCCCAACCCACAACTACCCCACCAAGTTCACTTGACCCCAGTCAGGTTCAAATTCAAGTAGATCTTGACTATCTGCGTACTACCCGTGTGCATATTTGCATGCCCTGTTATGGTGGTATGATGACTGAACAAACGTTCATGAGCTTTATCAAGTGGGGCAACACTTGCCGTCAACTTGGCATCGACTGGACTGTGGAAACCATGACCAACGAAAGTTTGATCAGTCGTGCTAGAAACACACTCACAGCCAAGTTCTTGAACACTCCCGAAAGCACTCACTTGATGTTTATTGACTCTGACATTGGCTGGGAACCTTGGCACTTGCTGGTCATGCTCAACGCTCGCAAAGACGTTATTGGTGGCCTGTACCCCATGAAGAGCCTGCCCGTTAAGTGGTGCGTCAACGGCATCCCTGGCAAGGAAAACGGCACACCCGAAGAACCCAACATTGTAGAAGTCAGCAAAACTGGCACAGGTTTCTTGCTGATCAAGCGTGATGTGTTTGAAAAGCTGAACCAACACCCTGCTACTCGTCCTTTCAACAATGACATCGGCTTGCCCGAAGAACTCAACCCCTACATGAAGACCTATTTTGACACTGCTGTGCGTGAAAACCGCTACTACAGCGAAGACTGGACTTTCTGTGAAAACTGGCGTGATCTAGGCGGTCAAGTATTTGTGGACAAGCGTGTGCTGCTGCGTCACGTGGGTACCTATGTGTTTGACGGCATGAGCCAGGAAAAGCTGTACAAAGATCTACAGGCTCTGGTGCAAGCACCCACACATCAGATTCCCAGCCAGCTGCCTGAAGTTGCGGAACCTGCAGAACCTGAAGTATTTGCTGCCAGCAGCGAAGAAACGTCTACAACCCAATAACGGTAAATATACTCATGAACCTTCATGAGTTAGATTCCTACAACCTTGCAGATGCAGTAAAGTTCCATAACCGCCTTAATCCGCGGTTGTGGGACCGGAACGAGCATCTACTGCCCGAAGTAAAAGATAAACTGCTGGAAATAGCAGCAGATTTTCAAGAATTTCTAGGCGTGCCTGACCTTGACGTAGTAGACATCACTATTTCAGGCAGCAATGCAGCCTACAGCTACACTCCACATTCTGACATTGACCTGCATCTAGTGGTTCGGAAGCCCGAAGGTGCCGACGAAGTTTATCAAGAACTGTTCAACGCAAAAAAGTATCAATACAATGACATGCACGACATCCGCATACACGGCGCCGATGTTGAACTGTATGTGCAACCTGCAGACGAAAGTCCTGTGAGTCTTGGCGAGTACTCAGTGCGCGATGGCAAATGGCTACAAGTGCCACGTCGTAAACGTGCCAAGATCGATCAAAGTGTTGTGCGACACAAGTACGAAGACCTTGGTGCTAGAATTGAATCTGCGCTCAAGGATCAAGACTCTGACCGTATACATGCACTGATCAAAAAAATCAAAGAAATGCGCCAAACTGGCCTGGATGCACACGGTGAGTTTGGTCCCGAAAACTTGGCCTACAAAATGTTGCGTAGCCAAGGCTACATTGACAAACTGTATCAAGCATATGCTGATGCCAGAGACCGTGAGCTCAGTCTCATGGAAAAGAAGAAAAAGAAACCCAAGAGCAAGTTCAAGTACGGTGCATTTGGTGGTTGGTTCTTCCCGGGCTATAATTTCAACGCAGGCGAAACTGGCGATATGGGAGGCGGCGATGGTGGTGGCGAAAGTGTACGTGAAGACGATACTGGGCTTGCACAAGGCAGTGTCACTGGCGACACTGGCGCTCAAAGTACATGGGACGGAGTAGATCCCGACACTGACGAATTCCTCAGCGAAGATGATGTAAATCAAAGTGTGTTGCGCGACTTCATTAGATACACTGCCAAAGAAATTGGTCTCAAGAACATGCCGCGCATACACATTCACAACGATCCCGAGTGGAGCGAGCGTGAAAAGAGCTTTGGTCGCTTTGAGCCCAACACCCATGACTTGCATATCAACATGTGGAATCGACACATCATGGATGTGTTGCGCACCACTGCACACGAACTGGCACATGCACGCCAGCACGAAGTTGAAACCTTGGGACCCGATGCTGGTGACACTGGTTCAGACATGGAAAATGAAGCGCATGCTGTGGCCGGTATCATCATGCGTAACTGGGCAAAGATGAATCCCAACATGTTTGAGTCGTCGGGCTATATCCCCACTGCTGCACAGGCCAATGATCCAAGATTCAAAATGGCGCTGACCCAGGATGTTCGTCCAGGCGAAACTGGCAGGCAAGCCAACAAGATGGGTTTGAAAACCGACAGCCAAGGCAAGCCTGCACTGCTGATGAAGACTGCTAATCTTAGAGAGTCAATAGAGATTGAAAGCCTGCGCCAAGAATTCGCACTGTTGGAAGATGAGTACATCAGTGAGATCAAGATGAGCACTGCCAACCTCCGACAGTTAGCAGCACAAACAGGCGCACAAGCAGGCATGGAATTTGAAATGATTGTGCCCGATGTAGGTGGCGTTGATGTTGAGCCAGAATACGAACGCGATGAAGATATGGACCGGCGTGCTAGAAGTTTCGATGACATTGAAGCATTCTTCTACGATGGGGATTACAACAGCCGTGGTGATGTGCGTAGCCTACTAAACGAGCTAAGTGAAGCGTACCAAGAATGGAAGATGGACCAGACTGCCAACGATTGGGACAGTGAAGGTGTTGATTTTCTACGCGACTACATCGAAAACTATGATTTGTTTGACCGCGATGAAGCATTGGATATTGCACGTGATGAGTTTGCTGATGCCAACCCTGACATACCGTTGGACTCTGAAGAAGCACAACAAGGCATTAGTGCTAGAATAGCCGAGCTGCAAGAACAGTTTGTACTAGATGAGTTTGAATCACAAGGTCGTATCTACAATGATGCATTTACAGAGTTCGCTGACGAAAAAAATGCAGCATATGACGAAAGTGACTTCCTAGAAGAAGCTTTTCCTTACATGAGTGATATCGAACGCAACTTTGATATCCAATGGCCTTACTACTATGACATCAATGCTGGAGAAAGTGGCGAAGCCAATGTGGACGAAGTTGCTGACGAATTCTCGGACGCCATTGGCAAGCCTGTAAACGCATCAACCAGTTATCACGGTGCCCGTCGAGAGCCAGGACACTATGTGGTAGAACCTGATGGTAGTTTGGAAGGTGACAATGCTAACGACACTGGACTAGAGTTTGTATCACCACCGCTGCCCATTGATGAACTGCTGAGTGACCTAAACAAAGTCAAAGAGTGGGCTGGCCGTCGTGGTTGTTATACCAATGATTCAACTGGATTACACATCAACATTTCAGTGCCAGACTATTCGCTGGAAAAGCTAGACTATGTTAAACTAGCCCTGCTCATGGGTGATGAATACGTGTTAGAATTGTTTGGTAGATCAGGCAACCACTATGCCCGAGCAGCCACGGGCAAAATTCGTGATGCGTTGAGAAAGAATCCAGATCTTGCACCTGTACTCATGGACAAGATGCGTGATCACATGGAAGACCTTGCTACCAAGGCCATTCACTCAGGCATCACAGACAAGTACACCAGTATCAATACCAAAACAGGTTATATTGAATTCCGATCACCTGGCGGTGACTGGTTGGATGCCAACTTCGACAAGATTGAAAACACCTTGTTGCGCTTTACAGTGGCCTTGAGTGCTGCCATTGATCCACAGGCCTATCGCCAAGAGTATTTGAAGAAACTGTACAAACTGCTGGAAGGTTCGCAAGACAAAGGCGGCGTAGACGTAGTTCAGTTGTTCTCTAACTACTCAGCAGGTGAACTAGACAAAGCAGCCTTGATCCGCCAAGTGCGTGAAAAGCAGTTGGCACGCAATCTGGCCAAGGGTAAAACTCCCCCTGGACAAAAGTACTGGTGGAGTGTAACCAATCCTGCCAACACTTTTGCCAGTATTGAAGTTGTTGCTGCCAGCAAGGAAGAAGCTATTGAAAAAGCAGTGGAGCCAGGAAACTATCCAGAGTGGGCTAGGGTCCAGAACACTTTGCGAGCAACTCCGCTGCGTCCATATCAAGAACCTCAAGCCACTAACCAAACTGGCAACTGGGGTATCTGGATGCAAGGTCCTGGACGCTTTGCAAGAGCACCAGGTCAGATGGACAACTCAGTGTTACGCAGATTCCCTAGCCGCGAAGCAGCCGAACAGTGGATTGCTCAAACTCGCTCCACAAACTCTGCAATGCGAACCGACATCGAAGTGCGTGAGATTGAGCCTGCTGGTCAACCACAATCACCTTTGGGCGGCCAAAACTATCCAAGATCTGCTCAAGATGCAGTCGGTCAAAGCAGTTATGAACTGTATCGCGTCAGCGATGGACGCACAGTTACTGCGCCTGCTGGTAACCCTATTGTATTCAGAGCACTGAATCCTGATGATGCTGAAAGCAAGATTGCGAGATATGTGTCTGACTTTAACTTACCAGGCGCGGCAGCAGACTACAGTGTGAGGTCAGTTATAAATGATCCATCGCAGTTCCGATCAACTGAGAACGTGCCGCGTGAAGGCCAACCCAGCAACTTGACACCGCGTGGTCCTGGGCCTTGGGAAATCTATCGCATCAGCGACAATTCCGCTGTGAGACCTTTGAGTAATACCAGCAGACCCGAAGCAGAAGCAGAAGCACGTAACGCATTGGGCTTGCGCGGTGAAGCGCCAGAGCTGTATGGTGTAAGAACTCGCCAACAGCAACCACAACCTCTGGGCGCAGGTCGTGAGTTTGTGGGTTGGAAGATTGTTGACTCTCAAGGCCGTACCATACATGAGTTTTCAGGCATAGGCAATGCGCAATCGGATGCCAATGCATTTGCAATCAACTGGTTGAGAAACAACCCGCGACACATGCAGGCTGGTGTAGAAGTTGTGCCTAACTGGAGAGAGGCATAATGCGAGCCAGCGAATTCACACAGCCAAAGTCAGCAGGCTGCATTGTTGTAGCCGAAGACACAGGACGTTGGTGCTTGCAGCAGCGTAGTGATACTGTGAGTGATCCTGGCGTGTGGTCAACCTGGGGCGGTGGCGTAGAGCCAGGCGAAACACTGGAACAGGCTGTACGCAGAGAACTTGCAGAAGAAGGTGGATATGTGGGTCCGCTCAAGTTAGAACCGCTGCACCGCACAGGTCAGTATGCTACATTCATAGGCCGTGTGCCACGGGAATTTGAACCCCGAATAAATCAGGAAAGCAAAGACTGGTGTTGGGTCGAGCAAGATCAACTGCCCGAACCCATGCATCCAGGGCTAGTAGAAGCATTATCAAAACTCAATGAAAACTTTGCTGATGGCAAAGTCAAAGGCAAGAGTAGACCCGGACGTGTGAAACGTGCAGGTGCCAGTTGCAAAGGGTCAGTATCAGACTTGCGAGCGCGAGCACGTAAGTACGGCGGTGAGCGTGGCAAAATGTATCATTGGTGTGCCAACATGAAATCAGGACGTAAAAAATGAAAACTATCAGAGACTATATCAATTTTATGGAAGCCGTGGAACGTGGCTGTCCTCCTGCCACACAAAACATTGACCTAAACTTAAAGAACAGACAAAAAGCCATCGACGAATACAGATACGGTCCATTAGATCCCAACGCACCCAACGAAGAGTTTTGGCAAGCCAAAGCCGACGAATGGAACATGAGTGATCCCGACGACGCCAAGAGCGCTCGCTGCGGTAATTGTGCAGCATTTGACATGAGCGAAAGCATGATGGATTGTATGGCCAAAGGTATCGGGGCCGAGCCCGGATCAGACCCACAGGACACTGTGGATGCTGGTCATCTCGGATATTGTAAATTTCTCAAATTCAAATGTGCTGCCAAACGAACCTGCGATGCATGGGTCGAAGGCGGTCCCATAACTTAATCACTATCTTTTAAAAAATTAGTACAACACAAGGTTGGCGGGCCGGTTGATATTCCGCTGGTGAATCCGTGGTGATGTCTCACGGTAACCATCCTCTTCTTTGTACAAGAGGCTTCTGTTCTCTACCCCTGTGACGCAGGGATGCCCAGAGAAAACGTCTGCCCCGTGGCAGTAGCGTTAGAACAGTCGTACGGGTTGAGCGTAGCGTGAGCTAGCTTATTGTCTAACACTGCCATAGCGACACTTGACACCGAAGTCGCTTTAAAAATCGTAGCAGGTGGGGTAAGGTACAGAGCCCAGAGCAGTAGACAACACAAATACCTGCTGTCACAAGTGTGGCTGAGCAACTCAGCGAATGTCTTGACGCCCAGAATTTCTGGGTGTCGTATGGCCTCACAATCTAGCGAAATATCTCTTGTGTGTTTTTATAAACAAAGCGAGCTGAAAGCGAAGCTTGGATCGCTCAGCGATCCCTATAAATACTTGTATATGAAAGCACGTGAGTTTATAAATGAGGCTGCTGTAGGATCAATACGCATTGGCGATATTGTGATTGTGGTCGATGATCATGCCATTGAGCAGGTGTACATGAGAGAAATCGATCCACGAGCTGTGGACGGTGTGTTTCGTAAACTACCTGCTGTGCGAGATGAATTAGAGTCCATGGATTCTGGTTCCAAGATATGGATTCGTGATTCTGCCTCTGGTGTCAGTGTAGGGCTGCGTAAGATCTCTGCTGACCAAATGCGCTTTCAGTTCAAAACTGCTGTGCAAAATCGCACGTATCAAAGCGACACACCCGAGATTGAAATACCTGAACAGCTGGATGAACTCACTTTCCTGGGCAGCGAATGTACATACGACTGCTCTGGACATCGTGCTGGCTATGCATGGTACCAAAGAAATCAACGTGATCCCTTGAGTTGGAGCCCCAGTTTCAACAAGGGTGCTGCACTGGCCAAAGCTGGTAAATAACTTATTATGCGAGCAAACGAATTCGTCAACGAGAATCTACGCAAGTGGTTCAAAGAAAAGTGGGTGCGATTTGGCCCTGACGGTAAAATTCGTGGTGCTTGTGCTCGGGGCGACGATAGCGAAGGCAAGCCCAAGTGTTTGCCACAGTCAAAAGCACATGCCCTGGGCAAAAAAGGTCGTGCTTCGGCTGCTGCTAGAAAACGTAGACAAGACCCCAATCCAGAACGCAAAGGAGCAGCCATCAACGTGGCTACTAAGAAAAAATGATTGTAGACGACTTATTTGAATCACCGCAAACCTGTCCTGAGTGTGGCGGCCCTGCTTTCAGCGACTTGTTGTTGGCAGAAAAGAAAGATGCTTGCTATCACAAGGTTCGCAGTCGCTACAAAGTATGGCCATCGGCTTATGCGTCGGGTGCCTTGGTTCAGTGCCGTAAAAAAGGTGCTGCCAACTGGGGCAACAAGTCTGAAGGTGTAGCAGAGGCAAGCCCAGAGACAACATTTAATGCGTTAAAAGGTTTGAAGTCGTGGCAAGTTGTTATCATGAACAACTACTATCGCGGCAAGTACAGTGATTACAGCGGTAGATACTATTATGTACTGGCAACCAGTCCAGAAGAAGCACGCCAGGTTGTACTAGATAACGCTGATGCTATTCTACAAGACTTGCTATCAATGAAGTCTGCTAATGGTAAGAAAATACTACCACGTGGTAGTGCCATTGCTATCACTGACAAGCGCATTGGCGATATCCGAGACGGCACAGAAGCTGGTCGTATGACTACGGCAGGCTTCAAGCGTATGTTTGGCCCACAAGGTCCTATGATGGTTAAACTTACCAACGGTGCTATTGCTGATGTGCAAGGTCAAGAGCAAGATGTGGCGGAAGGCATCAACAACGATTTTGAACAAGCACATCACAGTGAAGTTGAAAAGTATATCACAGCACACGGCACCCCAGGTGAATACCGTCACAAGTATGATGCTATGGGCCGTGCCCACAATTCATATTTGACATATCCTGGCAGAACTGTCACTATCAATACACAACAATATGGTGATAGATTTGGTCACAATGTATTCACTAAAAAAGAAGGTGTGGCGGAAGACGACGCCGGCGATGTTGAACAGCGTATGATTGCTAAAATAGAAAAAGAAAAACAGCGTTTAGCAAAACTAAAGCAGACTGATCCAGAAGCATACAAGCGTGAAATGGCTAAGCGTAAAACTTCATCCAGAGTTCCCCCTGTGTCTACATTTGAAGAACAACTAGACGAAAAGTGTTGGGACACACATCGTCAAGTAGGCATGAAGAAAAAAGGTGACCGCATGGTTCCCAACTGTGTGCCCAAAGAAGGTGTCGACGAAAGCGAACGCGAGTTTAGAGGTGCAAATGGCCCTGTGAGTGTTACAACAACTCCTGGCCGCACCGTAGTAAAACGCAAAGAATGGGATGATCCCAAAACCGGCAGCCTAGGTAATGATGGTAAATTCCACGACCCTGACTTTGCATACTTTAAGAGTGCTCGTAAATCAGATTATGACTCGGGCGATTATTCCAACGATCGAGACCTAGGCGAGGGCAACAAAGTTGGCAATATGGATGCAGATCGTTTTGACGATGCCATGAGCCGTCTCAAACAGTTAGCCGGACAAGGTCCTCGTAAAACTGTGTGGGATCCTGTGAAACGTGTGTACAAAACTGTACCGGTTAACCCTCCACAATCTAAATAATCATCTACCCAAACTTGTCTGATACATAAGTGCATGATCGATCTTTGCACTGTTGTTTTCAGACAAGAACTTCCTGTGCTGCGCTTGCAAGCGCAGAGCATTGCTCTTTACTGCCGCAATCTTGGCATCCGCAATATCTATGTTGTAGTCAACGACGACGAAACTCTAGTCAATGACATTGATCCTACGTGGTGGGGTGAATTAGCACCTTTGGTGCTAGTAGTTCCTAGAACAGCATTTTCTACTCCTTGGGTTGACAACGGTTGGCTCACACAACAACTTTGGAAACTGCTGGTCCCTTCAATGAGCTACAACACCTGTACCATGGTGCTGGATGCCAAAACCATAATTACCCAAGAACTTCATCTCAATGAACTGATAGATTCCAATGGAAAAATAGTCGCAGGATTTTTGCCCATACAGTCAGTGTTTGAGCCATCGCGACAAATTGTAAACCGTACTTTTGATATTGATTTAGACACACAGATTGGACCAGGAGGCGTGCCTTACATTTTTCACAACAACACAGTGAGAATGATGATCGCCGATGTCACTGTAAAAACACAGCAAAACTTCCCTGAGTGGTTTCAAGCTCAAGGCATGCTCACAGAGTTTATATTGTATTCAGGCTATGTCAAATACAAGTTTGGCAGTTTAGAGGCCTTGTATGCTACTTCGAGTCAACAAATATGGCCAGTGAATCTGTGTCACAGTGAAACTGGCATAGCTGATCAAAAAATTTCTAACATGAGTCGGTCTCACGCTGTGAGTATACATAGGAATGCCTGGTCTGCGTTGACACCAGAACAAAAACAACAGTATAGAAATTTGCTAATAGATCGTGGAATCACTGAAGCATGGAATCTAAACTAAATGCACTGTGCCTGGTAGCACACCCGGATGACTGCATAATCTTTGGATACAGTTATATCCATGCACATCCAGAATACAACTGGACCGTTGGTTACTTAACATACCAAGCCGCAGATCCACGAGGTGCAGAAATGGCCAAGTTTTGGCAGCATAGAAACATTGCCACAGTGTTCTTGGGTTTTGAAGATCACTGGCACGACAATGAACAGAAACAACTAACACGTTGGCTTGGTATAGATGCCACAGCAGCTTGCCAACAACTGGTCAAAGACTATGATCTGGTTCTCACACACGACGAACACGGAGATTATGGACATATACATCATAAGTTGGTGCATGATGCAGTTAAGCATCATCCACAATTGATAACTTTTGCCAAACCCGGCGAAGGCACAACTTATGCTGTGCCTGAAGGTACATACAGTTTAGATGAACTACCGTTGCACAAAGATATTGTAGCCGGCTTTCATCAACACACACATCAAAACAGTTACAAGGAATCACAATGAAATTAATGGTAGCAGGTTGCAGTTTTTCAGCACCGTCACAACGATTACCAGGCACCAGCTGGAGTGAGCTATTGGCACAACGACTGGGTTGGGATTTGGAAAATCTTGCACGTCAAGGTTGTTCAAACGGAGGCATACGTGTGCAGATAGAAGAAATCCTGCGTCAGCGCCCGGACTTTGCTGTGATTACTCCTACGTTTTGGGATAGAATGGAGATACCTGCCACTGCTGCACCTTTTGATTGGAAGAAGAGTACCGGTGGGTGGAACCCCGATATACAACGTCATTTGCAAGACCGCAGTTTGAAAAACGGATACAACAGAGCCGACGGCATCAACAACGTTAACTACGGCAACAACAACTACAACATGATCTGTGAAACTATCTACACTCTGGCCGAGAACTATGAGCATCCATATAGATCAGGCCTGATCAGCAAAACAGCACAGACCGCAGTGAGACATTACATCGATGCTATCTATGATTCAGAGTGGAAAAAACAACAAGACGAGTGGTTGATCAAAGAAGGTATTTTTGAACTGTATCATGCTGGTATCAACTTCTTGTTTGTGCCTGTGTTGTTGTGGCCGTTTGATCCAGCTGCTGGACAAAATCAGTGGCGTAGAGTAATAACTGATGCCATTCCAGATCGATACGTAATGTTCAACGAGCGCGAGTCTGTACTGCCTATTTGCGGTAACAATCCTTTTGAAGGGGAAGATCCCGGTTATCACTCAGGACCCCAAGGACAACAAATCATTGCTGACAACTACTACAGCAGGATCAGCAATGACTTTGGTTTAGCGTAAGTGCGGCTGGATCATGCGCCACATTTCGTCGTATTTTTCTTGTTTGAATTCATACAGGCGTCTGTGGTTATGATCCAGTATTCGTTTTGATTGCAGCAACACATCAACTAGATTTTGTTTGCTGAGATATTCTACTTGTGCGAATGCTGCTTTCCAGCGTTCGACGTCATCATCAATGCTGTCATAACTTTCGTCGATGATACCGTCAAACGTTTTGAATCCAAAAGATCGCAGCCTTTCAAGCCAGTGTGCAACACCAAAATGCACAAACAATCTTCGACCATACAAACACTTACCGATCTTTTCAGCCATGAGATAGCAATTGCCTGAACTCAATGTTTCTACAAGAATAGTAAAGTAAGTTCTATTGTAAATCTCCCAAGGGACAATGCTGCTGATAGAATGATCTAAATTTTCACGAACTTCCCATTCAGGTTTTAAATTAGGACTCACATATGGCCAAGTTAAAGTTTGACCTGGAAAATGTTTGGCAACATGATGCGGAGTTTTGTCAAAGCTGTTGCCTATAAAAATATCTCTGTAGGTAGCTATGCCTCGGTCTAACAGGTTGTGTTTTTCCAGTGACAGCATTACGTAATCTCTGTGATCACGTCGTGAGCCGGATAAGCAATCGTACATGTAAGGTCGATCCAATGGAAAATCATCTCGCGGTGGATTCCATTGCAAGAACGTAAAACTCCACCATGGTCGATAAACAGTACGTGAGTCCAATGTTTCGTCTGAATACAATCCAGCTACACTCAATAGCCAATTTTTTGCGTTGGTAGTACTGATCCAATTCACAAGTTCTGTTTGTCGACTGAACTGAATGTCCGTGAATAACACTAGATCAAACTGCGACAAATCTACACTTTGAAATTCTTCTTTGTAAGCAAAATTTTGAGGATTGTTATAATGCACAGGCAAGGCAGCAATCTTGGTAGGCTGATCCAGTGCTTCTTCTAAGCTAACCACTTGAGGATAATCAAAGCCCCAGTCAATGGCTTGATATCCAGGGCTATAAATTTTTAGTTGAGAAAGTTCAGTCATGGTTTGTATGCGTTATAATTGTTACCAAATCGTTCGCTTAAAGATCGATCGCTCTCGGCTGATCGTCCTAGCCAATCACGATTGGCTTGTCCGGGACAAATCTCTTCTTCAATGGAAGTTTTGATGACTCCTGTGGCTTGGCTCAATCGCTGTCTTATCAAATCCATCCAACGATCAAAATCTTTGACTTCGTTGGTTTGCCAGTCGAATTGTACACTACGACTTAGGTCAGGAACTGCATCACAAACTGCGGTATGATAATCAGGATCAAATCCGCCAATTTTGGTCATGTCATCATACATGTATCTGCGTTGTGGTTCCATGGTTATCGGTCTACGACTCATAGTCCAGTTGCCCACAAGTTCGTATTCAGACAGCCAGCGTATAAGTTCTCCGTTGCCCCATGGCGGAACTGTGGGTTCTCCGGGGCAGTGATCAATGATAGCATCTAACCACTTGCATTTATGCTTTTGTTCTAAGAATAATCTTAGATCAGTAATATCTTGTTTAAGCACAGGTACATATTCGCTGATAAAACAATGTGGAGTCTGCCGTTCAAATCCCAATGCATTCTTGATAGTTTCGTAATAGCCCCAACTGTGTCGTTCGTTTTCCAGCACCATGTAGTTGAGTTGACCGTTTTTAAAAGGCTCGTAATCACGAATCAATATACAGTCAGGGTCATTCATAACCATGAGATCATAATCTAAGTAATCTAGAAATGCCAGTTTAATGGCCTGTTGTCGCAGCCACCAACCTCTGTAGTCATCGTCAAACACCCAATTGTTTACTTCGGGATATAGTCTATAAATTTCCGAATCAGGTGCATAATCAAAGTTTGAAGTGTCAATGCCGTATTTTTCAAAAATAGGCCAAAGCTCTTCTTTGGGCACAGGACTGGCAATACAGGTTCTATCCACTCCAACGAGATGTCGACTGAACTCGGGTTGCAATGCCATCAAGGCATGTGGTACACGATAACGTGCAAGGTAAACAATTTTTGCTGAAGTCATATTAAATTCTGTTACAAGTTTTAACGCATTGGTATGTTCTACCCTCTGCAATACTATTTAATTGCCAAGTCTGCTCTACACGATCAAACCACTCCAAGCAATGCTCCAAAGGATATTCAAGAGCATTGTTTTCGTGTATCAGCGGCGCTAGTTCTTGGTTGCCAGGATGATTCATTGTGGCGGGATAGAATCCCAAAAAGCAGCAGGGATACACAGTACCATCAGCTGCAACATAGATTTCTCTGTTGCGTTTGTGAATGCATTGTATGTTGAGTTCAGGTGTGTCACGTGGTTCTCGTACAGTTTTGCTGTTGTACCAGGTGATGTGATTTTCCAACAACGGTTTGATATCCCTAGGAGTACCGTCAAACCCAGGGTCGTTGCCAATCTGATGACTGAACTCTCCAATGCGTGAGAACGCAGGTCCATTGTCTCTGCCGTCATAGATGTTTTCAAACTTAGCAAAACCCAGTTCTTGCGCTAAATCTCGGCAAGCCTGTTCTTGATGGCGGTTGTGTTCAAACGGTACAAAGCGCCATACAGCACGGCCGCCAGCAGCAATAAATGCCTTGGCATGATCAATGATTCTGTGCCAGTCTGTGTCCTGGCGATACAGTGCATGAGTATCGGCTAGCCCGTCTATGGCCCAGCCAATTTCAACACCAGGCAGTGCCAGTCTTGCCCACCATTCAGCACTACGCACACTGCCGTTGGTGTTGATCATCACAGGCACGCCATGGTCCACCAGATACTTGACTATTTCTGCACCGTCGCGTGCTGAGCCAAAATCTCCAAGGTTGCCGTTGAAGGAGAATCCGTGTGTAAATCCGTGATTTACAGGCACACGCCCGTTTACAGGAGGATCAGGCTGCATGATGCTGGCCAGTATCACAGGAGAGAAAATAGATTGAAACTGTTCAAGGCTTAGTTCAGTAACAGGGTATCCTGAATTGAAATCCATGCCACGATAGTTGCGCATGCACATGGGGCAACGTGCATTGCATCGTGTGGTTAATTCAACGTGAACTCTGCGTATGTCAGTGAGTTTTAACATGGCAAATATTTATAGCTGTAGTTTTTGATAAATATTCTTATGAACAATCAGTTTGTCAAAGTTGTGTTTGATGTGCATTGTCGCTGGGATGGGACTCCGCCGCGATATCGTTGTTACGTTGAAGATGAACTGTTTGCTGAACGTACTTGGGATTGGCAAGGCGTGTATCTCGAAGAAGCATTTCAGATACAAGCACCACCTGGTAAGTACAAAATTAGATACGAGTTGTTGGATCCTGAACATGCAGAACTGCGGTTGAAGAACCCCAGAATAGAAGTAGGATCAGCTGTGTTGCACAAACACGATATACTGGAGATCATTGATGAAAATACGTGAAATTATGGAAACAGCCAGTGTGGGTGCCACAGCAGCAGGCAGTGTGGCTCCTGCCATTGGTAATCTAGGCATGTTGTCAAGAACAGGCTCTGGTTTGCTAACAGGTAAATATACATCTGAGCCGACACCTAATACGCCGGCCAAATACAAGAGGAAAAAACGTGCTAGTTGATGATTTAAAAACACTGTTGGCCACACAATATGCCTTTGTGATCAAGGCACAGCTTTTTCATTGGAACGTAGAAGGCCCAGACTTTGCCCAACTACACGAATTTTTTGGCAATATCTATGAAGAAGTCTATGAAAACAGCATAGACCAAACCGCAGAATTTATTAGAATACTAGACGACTACACACCTGGCAGTTTTGAGCGTTTTGCCGAACTCAGCCTTATCACAGGACAGACCAAAATCCCACGTGCTCGACTCATGATCGAAGAACTGTTTGCTGATGCAGAACAAGTGATTGCACTGCTGAACCAAACTTTTGATGCAGCCGAAGCCGAAGACCAACAAGGCATTTGTGATTTCCTTGCAGGTCGCATTGATGCCATGGGCAAGCACCGTTGGATGTTGAGAAGTTTCTTGAAAGACTCTAGAGCATGACCGCAGACATTCGTGATATACTACAGCGTATCACCGCCATTGAAGAAGGCAAGACCACTCCTACTTCAGTCAAGGGTGGTTTGAACCCACAGCAAAAATCAGTGCCACAGTTGCCTGCACTGTTCAAGCCCAAAAAGATCACAGCACTGGGTGCCAAAACAGACCCACAACATCCCATGAAGGGCTATGCTGTGGGTGCTGACGAAAGTGTGGAACACAAAAAATCTGCCTTAGAAGAAGCCATGGTCAGCGTTGAAGAAGACATGCTGGGCAAGGTCAAAGCTGATCTCAACAGCTACTTAGACAAATTAGAAAAGAAAATGGCCGACGATGGTCAGCGTGAAAAAGGTACACCTGATCTAGATCGACTAGAAAAGAAAGTCAAGATTGATCGTGACCTTGTTGACAAAGCTGTGAGTGCTGTGCAAAAAGGTCAGGCTGAAGCCGAAGAAGTCACAGAAGATCCCACAGAACAAGACACCATGGTCACGCCGCCGCCTGCTCCTGTGCAAGATCCTGTGTTGCCTGAGTCAGCAGGTCCGGTGTTCACTGTGGAAATGAGTGACGGTTCATGTTTAGAATGCTGGGGCGATGAAGGTCGTGGATTTGAAGTACGCCGTCAAGGTCGCACCATGCCCAGTCGTTTCCCCAAAGCAGATCATGCCCGAATGGCCATGGACCTGTTTAAGAATCGTTGGGAACGTCAAGACCGCGGTCAAGATTACATAGAGGAACGCTGAAATGCTGTTGAATGAATTATTTGAAGTCAGTGCCAACCCTGATTACCTACGTGCAGCAGAGCGTAGTCGCAGTCAAGCACAAGCTACACAAAGAACTTTTGGCAAGAGTCCAGAAGAAAAAGCTGCTGCTCGCCGTACAGAACTAAAACGTGATAAAGGCATTGCAGGATATACCAAGCGCCATCGTGCAGCCAATCCTGACATGTATCCTGCTGTCAAGTCACAGCCAGCACCTCGGCTGCGCGACCCCAGCACTGAATACAGTGATGACTACTCTACATGGGCAGCAGGTCGCAGAGACACCATGGAGCAAGGTGTGGCGGAAGCATTCATTGCTCCTGCCCTAAGTGCCGCAAATGCCAATGCAGAATTTGAACGCACAAAGACTTTTGTGCCACGTGGATATAAAGGTCGTGTAGACACTGAAGTTAGCGGAAAAGAAGAATATCGTTCAGTAATGTCAGCATTGAAGAAACTTGCACAATCTGAAGGCCAACATGTTGAATGTGGTCTTAGTGGTAATAAAATGAGTGTCTTTTCCAAGACTATGGACTCGGAGGCGTTGAGTGACTTCCTTGATATGGCCTTGCAAGAATTTGATCAAGGTGTGGCGGAAGGCGTAAATGTAGATTCGCAAATCAAGCGCATCAAAGACAGAATTCTACAATTAAAAGATTGGAATACTGCTGGTACACATGATAAGAAAATCAAAGAACTACAAGCCAGATTAAAAGAGTTACAACAGCAAAAGCAAGGTGTAGCGGAAGGTTCGGGCCAAGAACCCGGAGAATTTGAAATCTACGATCTCCGCACAATGAAACGAGTGTATCATCCTTTCGAAGCCAACGACATAATGGATGCTTTTGTCAAAGCCGATGATTGGTTAGAAGCCATTGGCAAAAGCGGTCGTGGGCTCAGTGTGCGTCCAGTAAGAGATCAGGGTGTGGCAGAAGGCCGCACCAAGTAAGAACACACCTTAGGACCGTTACCGTTTACGGTGTGTGGGCGGCTGCTGCCTCAGAGTTCGGATTCGCTACCTGATCTCGAAAGTGAGCAAATAATCTTTGACATCTCCTAAAGTGCTGTGTATACTAGCATTTTAGGAGATTCTCTATGAGCGACAAATCTTTCAACGGCGAACAAAAAATCAAGTTGAACCAAATCATCAACGAAGGCATGGCAGTGATGCACGAAATTGAAACACTGCAAGGTGGCCTCAATGACACTATCAAAGCCGTGGCTGAAGAACTGGAAATCAAACCTGCTATTCTCAAGAAAGCTATCAAGCTAGCACACAAAGCCGAATTTGGCAAAGAAAAGCAAGACCACGAAATCCTTGAAACAATTCTTGAAACCGTTGGCAAAACTCTATAAGTACTGCGTCAGTACCGAGTCGCTCACGTTACGAGCATGTAGAACGGCTGTCCAGCCACAAGTGGAGAAAAATTGAGTTACGTAGACGCACTATTTGATCGTGAACACGATCGCATTCATGTTGTCGAACGCCGTGATGGCGAACGACGATACCAAGAGTACCCTGCCCAGTATGTTTTTTACTACGACGATCCTCGTGGTAAGTTTCGCAGCATATATGGCAATCCGGTCAGTAGATTCAGCAGCCGCAACAACAAAGAGTTCCGCAAAGAACTTAGGATTCAAAGTGGCCGACAGATCTACGAGTCGGATATCAATCCAGTATTTCGTTGCTTTGAAGAAAACTACAAAGGGCAAGATGCTCCAAAACTGCACACAGCATTTTTCGACATTGAAGTAGCGTTTGATTCTGAACGTGGCTTCTCGCCTGTGCATGATCCATTCAACCCAATCACTGCTATCTCGGTGTACTTGGATTGGCTGGATCAGTTGGTCACGCTGGCTGTGCCACCCAAACATCTCAGTTGGGACACTGCACAAGAACTGGTGTCGGAGTTTGACAATACCATACTGTTCGAGCGCGAAGAAGAAATGATCAAAACATTTCTTGATCTCATTGACGATGCAGACGTACTGTCGGGCTGGAACAGTGAGGGCTATGACATTCCCTACACCGTGAACCGCTGTACCAGAGTGCTGTCAAAAGACGATACTCGCAAGTTTTGTCTGTGGGGACAACTGCCCAAGAAGCGCATGTTTGAGCGTTTTGGTGCTGAACAAGAAACATATGACTTGATTGGTCGTGTGCATATGGACTATATGCAACTGTATCGCAAGTACACATATGAAGAACGTCACAGCTACAGCTTGGATGCCATTGGCGAATACGAGCTGGACGAGCGCAAAACACAGTTCGAAGGCACACTGGATCAACTGTACAACCAACACTTTAAGAAGTTCATTGAATACAACAGGCAGGATACTGCACTGCTGGCCAAGTTGGACAAAAAGCTCAAGTTCCTGGATCTAGCCAACACACTGGCACACGAAAACACTGTGTTGCTGCAAACCACCATGGGTGCTGTGGCAGTGACTGAGCAGGCCATTATCAACGAAGCCCACGAGCGTGGCATGGTTGTGCCCAATCGCAAAGAACGGGTAGACAGCGAGGACACCCAGGCAGCAGGTGCGTATGTTGCTTATCCCAAGAAAGGCATGCACGAATACATCGGAAGCATTGACATCAACAGTCTATATCCCAGTACCATTCGTGCGCTGAACATGGGACCCGAGACCATTGTGGGACAACTGCGACCCACAGCCACAGATCGACTGATTCGTGAGCGCATGGCTTCGGGACAGAGCTTTGCTGCTGCCTGGGAAGGATTGTTTGCCACACTGGAATACACTGCTGTGATGGAACAGCAACGTGGCATGCAAATCACTGTGGATTGGGCCAATGGTGAAGAAACTGTGATGTCTGGTGCTGAAATTTGGTCAATGATCTTTGATTCAAATCAGCCTTGGACACTGAGTGCCAATGGTACTATCTTTACATTTGAACGTGAAGCAGTGATTCCGGGCTTGCTCAAACGCTGGTATGCAGAACGCAAACAGATGCAGGCCAAACTCAAAGAGTGCGAAATCAAAGAAGATGAAGAATACTGGGACAAACGCCAGCTGGTTAAAAAGATTAACCTTAACAGCTTGTATGGCGCTATTCTTAATCCTGGCTGTAGGTTTTTTGATAAGCGAATTGGCCAATCCACTACCCTCACAGGACGAAGCATTGCCAAGCACATGGATGCCTATGTCAATGAGTGCATAACTGGTGTGTATGATCACATAGGCGAAACTATCATCTACGGTGACACAGACTCGTGTTACTTCTCTGCGTGGCCTGTGCTGCAAAAGGAAGTAGAACAAGGTCGCATGCAGTGGTCCAAAGAAATTTGTATCCAGCTGTATGACTCAATTGCTGAACAAGTCAACGAAAGCTTTCCGGGCTTTATGGAGCAAGCGTTTCATTGTCCCAGAGACATGGGCGCAGTTATCCGGGGCGGTCGAGAAGTTGTGGCATCAAAAGGCCTGTTCATTACCAAGAAGCGTTATGCTGTGATGATCATTGACAAAGAAGGCAAGCGTGTGGATGTAGACGGCAAGCCTGGCAAGGTCAAGGCCATGGGTTTGGATCTCAAACGTTCGGACACACCCAAGGTCATTCAAGACTTCCTAAGCGATATCCTGAAAGATGTGCTAACAGGATCTGGTCGCGATGAAATTGTGGAAAAGATTCGCGAGTTCAAGATTGCGTTCAAAGAGCGTCCAGCATGGGAAAAAGGTTCGCCCAAGCGTGTGAACAACTTGACCATGTACGGGAAAAAGGAAGCCGAACAAGGCAAAGCCAACATGCCCGGACACGTTCGTGCTGCATTGAATTGGAACAGCATGCGCAAGATGAACTCGGACAACTACTCGATGGCCATTGTGGACGGCATGAAGACCATTGTGTGCAAGCTCAAATCTAATCCCTTGGGCTGGACGTCTATTGGTTATCCCACAGATGAACAGCGACTGCCCACTTGGTTTACAGAGCTGCCGTTTGATGACGGCGAAATGGAAGCCACTGTTGTAGACGGTAAGATTGACAACCTATTGGGCGTATTGGACTGGGATCTAGGTGCTGCTACCAACACTGAAAACACATTCACTTCACTGTTCAGCTTCTCATGAAACTCAGCGACTTGGTTGATTACAGAAACTTGCTGGAGGAATATTCGCTAGAGGATATTCACCATCAGTCACGACAGCAGATCAATGCAGTGATGCATCAGATTGTGAATCACGGCCTACAGTTCAAACAGTTCAGCAGAGAAATTGGACAAGATGCTGCGGGCATTGATGCTGCTTTTATCAAGTTTGGATCCACAGTCAAAGAAATCAAACTGCATTTGGATGTGCTGATTGAAGAGCGGTATCCCGACATGTTTAGGGAAAGCACAAGGTGGTTCAATCACGAAAGCATTTACGAAACCAACGATTATATTTTGAATCGAAAGTTGAGCATTGACTCGGAAGCTGAAGAACTGTTGTTGGGTAGAATCTTGCGCTATACCGATTGGCGCCTACCTGGGTTGTGTTTTAGACCTGGCCGTGAAAAATGGATCGAACACTTGGTACCGCTGGATCCACTGTATCTTGTGGACAACAATCTTGAATTGTTGCAGCCTGCGGTGTCGGGATTTCATCCGCAGTATCAACGCAGACTTCGCCAATATGCCGTGGATGATCGCAACGGCAATCAAGCCATATTGAAAGACTTGCCCAACAACCAGTTTGGTTATGTGTTTGCATACAACTGGTTCAATTTCAAACCCATGGAAGTTATCGAACAATATTTTCGAGAACTGTTTGTCAAAGTTCGCAATGGTGGTGTAGTGTTTATGACCTACAACGACTGTAACTTTGCACATGGTGTTGCACTGGCCGAAAAGAACTTCATGTGCTTTACACCGGGCAACATGGTCATACGTGCTGCCGAAACCGCAGGGTTTGATCTAACCGAACGCTACCGAGGCACCGGCGATGTGGCCTGGTTAGAATTCCAAAAGCCGGGCAAAATCTACAGCCTACGCGGAGGCCAGACATTGGCCAAAATAGTAGAGAAATAATATCAAAACACTTGAAAAATCTAAATAAACCTCATATAATCATCAAAAGGAGATACACATGAGAGACTACCTATTGGACCTAGTACAACACAGCATTGACCTTGGCTGTATTGACATGCTCAAAATCGAAGGCACAGACACTGAAACCAAGATCATTGGGGTTGGCAACGACCAAAGCGTGGTCATTGACGGTGCATTTAAGAATCCAGTTCCTGAATTCATTGGTTTGTTTGGCATGCCCAACTTGCCCAAACTCAAAACAATCTTGAACCTTGATGAGTACAAGCAAGACGCTGCACTCAGCGTGAGTCGTAGCAACACTGGCGATTTGGATGGCATTGAGTTTGCCAACAAAGCCGGAGACTTCCGCAACACTTATCGTTTCATGGTTGCCAACATTGTTGCCAACAAGGTGCCCACTCCCAAGTTCCGCGGTGCAAACTGGCACGTTGAACTGGTACCCAGTGCTGCCAGCATTCAACGTCTGCGTTGGCAAATGAGTGCCAATGCCGAAGAACCCAACTTCCAAGTTAAAGTAGAAAACGGCGACTTGAAGTTCAGCTTTGGTGCAGCAAGCACTCACGCTGGTAACTTTGTGTTCCAGGCTGGTGTAACCGGTACACTGAAGCGCAGTTGGAATTATCCTGCCGTACAAATTGCTAGTATTCTGTCTAGCAACGGTGACAAGACTATGAAGATCAGTGACGACGGTGCTATGCAAATCACTGTTGATTCAGGACTTGCTGTTTATAACTACATTATTCCTGCACAGACCAAGTAATGACTGAACCTGTTGTTCAAGACAATCTCACAGCAAAGCAATCAGACTATGCTGTGTTCTTGCCAGCTATCTCTGGCTTCTATGCCACGTTCATAGGCAAGCAAAGGAATGAGCAGTATGTTGATCCAGCTAGATTTCCTCAGGGTATTAAGGACATGGAACAACTTAACTGGCTTAATTCCACAAAAGCTTTGTTCCCTTACCGTTGGAGCTTATACTCTGGAGGGCATGCAAATCTCGATCTTGCTAAACAAGACTGGTCAGAGGACATGGTCCGGAACCGTGAACCTGGCACGTTCATCCTTGGGGACTCGGGCGGTTTCCAGATCGCTAAAGGTCTTTGGGAAGGTGATTGGAAAGCCAACTCAGGTTGTGCTAAGGCCCAGAAAAAGCGACAACTGATTCTCAACTGGCTAGACAACGTTGCCGACTATGGCATGATCCTGGATATCCCCACTTGGGTTATCCACGACAAAAAAGCTTCAGACGCCTGCGGTATTACTACACTGCAAGAAGCTGTGGACGCTACCAAGTTCAATAACCTTTACTTCATGCAAAACCGTAAAGGCAAGAACCGTGGTGGCGCACGTTTCTTGAACGTGTTGCAGGGCGACAACCATACTTCAGCTGAACAATGGTACCAGACCATGAAAGAGTTCTGTGATCCTGCTGTATATCCGGACACACACTTTGATGGTTGGGCCATGGGTGGACAAAACATGTGCGATGTGCATTTGGTCTTGAAACGACTGGTTGCACTGCGCTATGATAACTTGCTGCAACAGGGTGTGCATGATTGGATGCACTTTCTTGGAACCAGCAAGCTAGAGTGGGCAGTTCTCTTAACTGTTATTCAACGTGCCGTAAGGAAATATGTCAACCCATCGTTTACCATCTCTTTTGATTGCGCCTCACCGTTCCTTGCCACAGCAAACGGACAAGTCTACTTCGAAAATGTATTCCCACAGGACGGCAAGTGGTCGTACCGCATGGCTCCTTCAGCCGATGACAAAAAATATGCCACAGACACAAGAAAGTGGTCAGCAGGTGTAGTAGCCGACGGCATCTACCCTGTGTGGCAGGACAGTCCACTCAGCGACTTGTTTAAGATGAAAGACATTTGCATCTACAAGCCTGGCGATCTCAACAAGATTGGTAAAGAGGGCAAAACTAGTTGGGACAGCTTCAGCTATGCATTGCTCATGGGTCACAATGTTTGGATGCACTTGACTGCGGTACAAGAAGCCAACCGACGCTTTGATGCAGGAGAACATCCTGCTATGATGCAACGCAATGGCGGCGACTATGCGTACTTTGAAGACATTGTGGAGCAGATCTTTGCTGCACCCGATCGCGAAACTGCCGAATCCATAATCGAAAGTTACGATGATTATTGGATGCAGATTGTGGGCACACGCGGATTCAAAGGCAAGAAAACCAAAAACGCTCGTACTCAATTCAATGCATTGTTCAGTTTCGAGCAACCAGAAGTTGACGAAACCACCGATGATACTGTAGAATTAGACACATCAGCATTGGACAAAATGGAAGAGGATATTCACAATGAATCGTGAAGGTCATGACAACGTAGACTTTTTCTTTGGCAAGGAAGTAGAAAAAACGCCTGCATTTGGCAAACAAACTTTGTTTGTTGTGGGTGTACAACCTGTTGATGAAATTGCTCATCACTTTGACATGAACCCAAGAGGCATAGAGCATATCTTCTTTGGAGCCAATCACAGTTTCCATCCCGATCCTGAGGATCACTTGGCATGGCAACGTTGGGAATCAATGATCACATATTTCCTTGACCGAGGATATCTGTGCAGTTTGGATATCCCAATCAAGTGTGTTGAGAACTTCAATGACTCTGGATTGTGTGAATACAATAACTTTATTCCGCAGATTCGCTTGAGCATTCCATACGTCCGACTATGGAACTACAATACCATGCTCAAGATCGATGACAACGATTTTGACGCAACCAATCCGGGTGTGTGGACACACAGTTTACACAGCCTAATGACAAGAGAAACTTTTACCAGCTGGGATCAATACAACGAGGACAAAACAGTATGAACCAAGAACAAAGAGAAACAGTGGAAAGAATCAAACAACATGCTGAACGAAAGATTTGGGTCACGTTTCGCAAGGAAGGCATTCATCGTTATCCAGCAGCAGCCACCGACCCTGCGTTGGCTACTGGCGACGAGTATGACGTGTCTTTCCTGGGCGTTCCTCATCGTCATATTTTCCATTTCCGTGTATGGATTGATGTCTTACACAACGACCGAGATATTGAGTTCATCCAGTTCAAACGCTGGCTCGAAAATCTCTATCGAGACGGAACCCTCCAACTTGATTACAAATCCTGCGAAATGATGTCTGACGATCTGTACGATCAAATCGCAAATCGCTATCCCGGTCGTGCGGTCTGGATCGAAGTAGCCGAAGATGGTGAAAACGGCGCTCTCATCAAATATGAAACTCATCGTCCTGCACAATCTATCAATGTCTGATGAAGTTACATCAATCAACTGTTCTAAATAACATTGAATTGTTTCCGAAGCCTCGGATGCGTTTGTCCAACGACATTTACTTGATGTGGAAAACATGTGAATATTTTCGCCCTAAGTCTATTCTAGAGATTGGATTTTATGCCGGACAGACATTGGGGCTTCTTCTAGAAGCAGCTGGGGCAGACGCAAACTTTACTTCTGTAGACATCTGTTATAAGTTTAAAGAACCGTTCGATCAACTATTCCCAACTTACAATGTAAAATTTTTAGAGATGCCAAGTAAAAATCTTGCACTAACTGAGCAATTTGATTTTATACATATTGACGGTGATCATTCATATCAGACTGTGCTTAACGATGTCTTTAAAGTATTGCCGTTGATGCATAAAAATACTATTCTATGCATGGATGATTTTTGCTTGCCCGGAGTTGATCAAGTCATCAAAGAACATTTACTGGGACAACATGATTTTGTTCCGTTTATGTCAGGCGATCAAGAAATGTTTTTCCATCACGTAAACCACACAGCAGATACGTTCCTTGACACATGGATACAAGAAAAAGCAAAAAACTTTATTTACTTTCACAACAAGGACTATTATGGGCACACTCTACTAGAAAGCAAAACTCCAAATTTATTTGTTGACAATCTGTCAATGTTTTTACAAGCATTAGAATTTTACAATCTCTAACCAACCAAAGGAAATATCATGGCAAAACCTGCTATCAAACCCAATCCCCGTGTCAACGAACTTTTTGATGAACTGGAAAAGTTCCTGGGCTTCTGCCAAGACTACGGTTATCGGTACAACGAAGCAGACCTGCATAACTTCAAGAGTTATGCATGGCAACAATACACCAAATTCTCACAGGGCAAGAATGCCAAGAACATGTGGGACGAAGACACTCGACGCTTGGCTTCGAGGTATTGATCATGGGCGCGGCTCGAGAAAAAGATCAAGCCGACTTTGATCTAGAACGCTTCATTGACATGTTCGACGAAGCTATGACCAGCAAGGATCCCAGAGTGGTAAGAGCACTGCGTGATCTCATGATGATGGTAACGCTGACTCGTCCTGAGTCACACGGTGGAGGCCTGGCTGATCGCCAACGTGGTCCGTTGAGAAGGCTGTACGAAGACATCTATCATCTAAATAACAGACTGGGTCGTATAGAAGAAGAACATAGTGATCTAGTGCGTCAACTGTCGCGGGACAGAGAAAATTACAGATACAACTATCCTTACGAAAAGTACAGCATGCAAGCAGCCAAGGAGATGGCAAATCAAATCGATCAAGATTTGATCAACCAGCTAAAGGTCAAAGCAAAAGGACTATACGAAAAATGAGAAAACTATTCTACATGGGCTTGGAAAGTTACGAAGCCCGATACACACTGCAACTCACTGAGTGGAATCGTCGTGTGTTTGAACGTCGTGGCCTAGACGTTGTTTACGTACCCGGCAATACCATTGACAGCACACAGGCTATCTCTGTGGGTCAAGTGCTGGATGCACACGGTCGCAGTTTCTTTGCTATGAGTCAAATGATGAACTTGGTTCAACTAATGAAAAACGGCGAAGTCACCGGCGAAGATGTGATCTACTTTGAAGACATGTTCCAGCCTGGCTTTGAAAGTCTTGGCTATATCATGAACCAGATTCCTCGAGAACAAGTTCCGCGTATCTATGTGCGCTGTCTGGCACAAGCTATCGATCCCGATGACTTTGTGCATGTGTGGGGTATGGCTCGTTGGATGGATCTCTATGAAAAAATGGTCAATGAAATGGTTAGCTTCTCTGGTGGTGCAGTTCTTGCTACCAACGAAGAAATGGTCGCCCACATGCGAATTGCAGGCTGGACAGCCCCGATCTATAACATATCTGGATTGGCATTCGGAAAGAGCGAAGTCCTTGAACGCATCGGCGGCCGTGAAAAAATTACACCGTTTGGCGATCGTCCAAGAAGGGTCGGCTTCGCGGCTCGTTTTGATCAAGAGAAGCAGCCGGGCTTCTTTATGGATCTCATTGAGATGTATGGCGAGCTTACCACAGAGCCATGCGAGTTTGCAATATTTTCAGGAGGCCCGCTCAGGTCTAACAACCCAGAGTATGTTGAAAGAGCACGGAGGATGGAAGCGGAAGGGAAGCTCAAGATCTACGATAACTTGAAAAAGGATGAATACTATGCCCTCGTTAATAATACTCGCGTGTTATTCAATTGTGCGCTACAAGACTGGGTCTCCAACACAGTCAGTGAAGCCGATACTCTGGGCTGCAATGTTTTATATCCTGCTTACCGTAGTTTTCCTGAAACTTTTGCCAATGACCCTAACAGGCTCTACGTACCTTGGAGCATAGACGATGCTTATCACAAAATGCAAAACCTACTGCGTGAACCGCATCACAACATGGGACTTATTTCCGACTGGAACGATGCCACTGTGGACCGTATTGTTGATATTATGTCTGGCCAAGGTGAGCAGTGGAATCGAGCAGGTAACCGCTATCGTGACCACGCTGCTCACGAGAAATATCAAGTTGTAAAGATCGAGTCATGATTGTAGTAGTTACAGGTGTGTCTGGTTACATTGGAGGGCAATGCGCCCTTCAATTGTTGGATGCTGGTCACACCGTGATAGGCATTGATCGCAGGCCCTTGCCGCATCATTTGGCCGGTGTCATGGAGTTTGTGCAAGCAGACTTCGACAGTGATCAGTCATATATGAAGATAATTCAGAGTCAGCCAGATGCTATTGTACATTGTGCTGGCACTAGCCTTGTTGGTCCCAGCATCAAAAACCCCAGCGATTATTACAACAACAATGTGGTCAAGACTCTGCACCTGTTGGGCATTGTGTTAAGCGCCTTGCCACGCACACGTTTTATCTTTAGTTCTAGTGCAGCAACATATGGTACTCCAGTTGCTGCACTACCTTGTCAAGAAACTGATGCGCTGAAACCCATCAGTCCCTATGGTGAAAGCAAAATGATGGTAGAGCAGATACTTGCTGCATATCATCGTGCTTACAATCTTGACTATGTGGCGTTTCGCTATTTCAATGCCTGCGGTGCTGATCCTCGAGCTCGACACGGTCAAGAGTTGGGTGCCACACATATCATTGCTAGAGTGTTAGAAAGCATTGCCAGTGGGCAAGAGTTTGTGCTCAACGGCAACAACTACGATACCGCAGACGGAACCTGTGTACGTGACTATGTGCATGTTGCTGACATTGCTCAAGCACACGTTGCAGCCTTGAGCTTGGACATTCCTGCAGGCGTATACAATCTCGGATCCAACACAGGTACTAGCAATCAACAAATTATCGATGCTGCCGAGCGCATTACTGGCCGCCAAGTGCAAGTCACTGTTGGTTCAGCACGTGAAGGCGATCCCGGAGTGTTGGTAGCCAACGCTGACAAGTTCAGCAAATTGTGTAACTGGCGTCGTTATACACTAGATGATGTTATTCAACATGCATGGGCTTGGTATAGGTAATGTCTTGGTCGGTGTATCAGCATTGGGATCCTCTTGAAGTATGTGTGGTTGGCAGAAGCTATCCCCCGGAGTTTTATTCTTGGGTAACTATTCCGCATGTTCGAGAACTGTTTGAGCGTATCGCCATAGAAACCGAAGAAGATTATCAAAAAATTATTTCCAAGCTTCGAGAGTTCAACGTCGAAATATTAAGGCCCGACTTGCCTAGGGAAACATTTAAAAATGGACGTTATGTAAACCCTCCCATGGCACCAAGAGATCGTATGGCCATGATCGGAAATACTTTGTATGATCATACCTGCGACGAACAGCAGCAATATCAACACATACTTGATAGAATTCATGCAAATGGTAATGAAATTAAATCTGGCCTAGGTATACATGGAGCAATGGTTGCTCCAATTGGGTACGATTTGTTCTTTGGCACCGATAGCTACAGTCAAAATAAGTTTTTATTAAAAGAACAGTTACAAACACAATTTCCCAACAATCGTGTACACGTAATTAACACAGGTGGACACAGTGATGCTACATATTGCCCAGTGTGTCCGGGGCTGATTATAAGTTTGTACGATGTTCCTACCTATGCAGATACATACCCTGGTTGGGAAGTGGTTTATTTGCCTGGACAAAGTTGGGATGCAATCAAACCATTTCAACGTCTCAAAGAACGCAATCGAGGCCGTTGGTGGATTCCCGGTTTTGAGCAAGATGCTGAAGTCATTGAGTTTGTAGAATCATGGTTAGGACACTGGACTGGATATATAGAAGAAACAGTGTTTGATGTGAACATGCTAATTGTGGACCCAAAAAACGTTTTGGTGTTTGGATATAATCAGCAAGTGTTTGATGCATTACAGAGATATCAAATTACACCACATATTGTTCCGTTCCGTCATAGGTATTTCTGGGATGGTGGTATACATTGTGTAACTGCTGACCTACACCGCAAAGGTGTTATTCAACAATATTTTTAAATTGCATGTTTGATAAGATTTTAAAATTCGAACAAGAACTAGCAGAGTATGCTGGTGCACCATATGCGATCATGACTGATTGCTGTACACATGCTATTGAACTGTGTTTGAGATACGATCGTGTGCGAGAAGTTGTAATGACTCCTTACACCTATCTCAGCATACCTATGACTATGCACAAGTTGGGCATCAAATACTACTATCGCGAAGAAGAATGGATTGGTGAGTACAACTTCCACGGCACTAGGATCTGGGACTCTGCACGTAGATGTGAGCAAGGCATGTATAGGTCAGGGCAAATGCAATGCTTGAGTTTTGGTCATACCAAACCCTTGCACATCGGCCGTGGCGGCGCTATTTTGCTGGATGACCGTCGTGCCTACGACGAGATTATTCGCATGCGTTACGACGGTAGAGATTTGAGCATTAGCCCATGGCAGAATCAACAAACATTCAGAGTTGGGTATCATTACAAGCCCACACCCGAAGAAGCCGAACTTGGATCGGCATTGCTCAAAGGATTATGGGAAAACAACCCTGCTCCTGTGGCAGTAACTTATCCAGATCTAAGAAAAATTTCTATACAGGATTGACTTCCTGGTCTAAATACTTTACACTAACGCAATACAGGACATCCTCGTCCTTATAACTCGGAGAAAAAATTGACAGACTCAAGTAAACCCCTAGCGCAAGCTATTCGCGAAAAAATGGTCCTAGACGGAAAACGTTTTTGGGCCGGAGACAACATCAGTGACTATGTCACTCCCGAAGTCAAACACAAGCTCATTGACGAAGCCACAGAAGCTTTTGAAATGGTATTGGATCGACTGCTGATTGATCGTGAAAACGATCCCAACAGTCATGGCACAGCTCGCAGACTGGCCAAGATGTACTTCAACGAAATCATGAGTGGACGTTATGACCCAGCACCAGACGCAACAGCATTTCCAAACGACTCGGCGGACCGCTACGAAGGTATGTTGGTGGTACGTAGTGAGTTGCGCTCTATGTGCAGTCATCATCATCAGCCCGTTAGTGGTGTCGCTTACATTGGCATCATCGCCGCAGAAAAACTTATTGGTCTTAGCAAGTACACTCGTATTGCTCAGTGGTGTGCTCGCCGCGGTACTTTACAAGAAGAACTAGCCAACGATATTGCTAGAGAAATTGGCAAGGCCACAGGAGCAGTAGACCTGGGCGTTTACATTCAAGCGGTACACGGATGCTGCGAAAATCGCGGTATTATGGCGCACTCTAGCCTCACACAGACCACTGTGCTACAAGGTGCGTTTAAAACTGATTCGTCGGTGAAGAAAGAATTCTTTGACAACATTAAGTTGCAACAGGAATTCGCGCCGCGATAAGTATTAGGCTACAGAGGACTTTGGGCATTCATCCCTCTTTAAATATTCTGCATGCCATCAAACTTGCTACTTTCATAAAGGAGACTAGAGATGGCAAATCTACAACCAATCACTTACAAGTGGACCAGTACCAAAGAGTACGTTGATGCATTTCCCTGTGCATATCGTCAATGGCGTGCTGATTCACACTGCAACCTAATTCACGGTTACAGTTTTTCAATGAAGTTTTACTTTGGCACCAATGACTTGGACGTCCGTAACTGGGCTGCTGACTACGGTGGACTCAAAGAACTCAAGCGTGTGTTAGAAGATCAATTTGATCATACGCTGATTGTAGCACAGGATGATCCAGACTTGGAAACATTCAAAATGCTACAAGAGAAGAAAATGGCCAAGATTGTGGTACTACCGCGTCTGGGCTGCGAAGGCTTAGCAGATCAACTCTACAAGTATGTCAACGGTGTTTACATTCCTGAGATGTGGGGTCCTGCTGAAGCAGAACGGCTGTGGTGCTATCGCGTGGAAGTGCGAGAAACACAGGCCAACATGGCATTCCGTGAAGGCCATAGAGAATGGAACGAGGATTTGTTTGCATGAGCAATCGATATGACATAGCCCTGTTGCTGCCCACTCGTGGGCGCACAGAAGCACTGATTACCAGCGTAAAGAGTGTGTTTGAATTAGCAGACATACCTAACCGTTTGCAGATGCTGTTTGCATTTGATCGTGACGACGAAGTTGGTAAAAAGTTCTTCACAGAAGAAATCAAACCATGGTTGGATGAAAAGGGCTACAACTACACAGCCATGTTGTTTGACCCAATGGGCTATGTTGGATTGCATCGTTACAACAACAAGCTGGCCGAAAAAGCCGATGCTCGTTGGTTAGTGATCTGGAACGACGATGCTATCATGGAAACACAGGGTTGGGATACTGAAATCATGAAGTATCAAGGCGACTTCAAACTGTTGGCCTTCCATACTCACAACGACCATCCCTACAGCATTTTCCCTATCCTGCCACGAGAGTGGTACGACCTGTTGGGCTATATCAGTCCACACCCTACGCAAGACGGGTGGCTGAGTCAGCAGGCCTACATACTGGATATCTGGGAGCGTATTCCTGTTTGGGTCAAGCACGATCGCCATGACTTGACTGGCAACAACTTGGATGATACCTATAAGAATCGTGTGATGTACGAAGGCAATCCTTCGGATCCCAGGGATTTCCACAGTGTGGAACAGATGAATATTCGTCATCAAGACTGCTTCAAACTGGCCGCGCACCTCAAGCACAACCACAACAAAGACATGACGTTCTTTGAAAACGTGTTCCGGGGCACACAAGATCCCTGGGAAAAACTAGCACAAAATGATGTCAACAGACAAATGGTGCAATTTGACAATCCACACAAACATTTTAGTAAATAACGGATGAAAACAAAAATTGCATGGGTTCAGCCCAATTTCCAACAAGGTCCCAAAGAATTCAACGCATACTACCTGCCCTACTCAGCAGGTGTAGTGTGGAGTTACAGTCTGCAAGATCCTGCCATACGCGATCAGTTTGAAGTAACTGAATGGATATGGCGCAGAGAAGCCATTGAGGAAACAGCTCAACGTCTAGCAAAAAATGATATTGTGGCATCCAGCGTATACGTTTGGAATCATCGCTACAACTATGCACTGTGCCAGCGAGTCAAAGAAATCAATCCCAACGTGCTGATTGTGATCGGTGGCCCAGAGCCAGCAATCACGGATCCCAATCTGTTTCGAGACAATCCGTGGATGGATCTAGTAGTATGCTATGAAGGTGAAATTACCTTCAAGCGTTTGCTGCAACATTACCATAGTCGTGATTGGGAATCGGTGCCGGGCTTGTTGATCAACCGCAACGGCGAAGCAGTAAAAACCAATGACGCAGAACGTATTGAAGAACTAGGCGATGTGCCCAGTCCTTACTTGGCTGGCATTTTCGATGATCTAATTGCCAAGCACCCAGAGATCACATGGCAAGGCACATTGGAAACCAACCGTGGTTGCCCTTATGCTTGCACATTCTGTGACTGGGGCAGTCTGACCTATAACAAAGTCAAAAAGTTTGGCTTGGAGCGGGTGTATGCTGAGCTAGAGTGGATGGCCAAGCACAACTTTGACTGGATCTCAATCACTGATGCCAACTTTGGTATGTTCCCCGAGCGAGATGGTTTGATCGCTGACAAGATCATTGAGTGCCAAGAAAAGTATGGATCTCCACGCACATTCAGTGTGGCCTGGGCCAAGAACCAAAAGAAAGAAGTCATAGACATTGTGAAGAAGCTGCTGGACAGCAAAGGCTTCAACCAGGGTCTGACGCTGAGTGTGCAAAGTCTTGATTTGGATGTGTTGGAAAACATTCGACGCAAAAACATGGAAATGAACAAGCTAGAAGAAGTGTTCAGCTTGTGTGACCAGCGCAACATTCCTGCTTATACAGAGCTGATTCTGGGCTTGCCCGGAGAAACACTGGAGACCTGGAAGAAAAACTTTTATTCACTGTATGATTTAAATCAGCACACCGGTATCACTGTGTTCCAGGCACAGTTGCTGGAAAATGCCGAAATGAACTTGTTGCAGAAAAAACTGTACAAAATCACCAGCCAACCTGTGACCGATTACTTTGCTGGTAGCTACAGTGTGGAACACATTGAAGAAAGCATTGACGTAATCACTGGTACCAAAGACATGCCTACTCCAGTGATGCTGGATGCACAGACTTTTGCATGGTTCCAAACCACATTCCATATCAACGGATTTGCCACACTGATTGCTAGATTCATCAACAAGTATCTTGGTATTAGCTACAATGACTACTACGAAGACCTCATGGCATACTGCAAGAGCCATCCGTGGTTACAAAAAGAAGAAGCCGAGGCTCGCAAGTATTTCTCAAACTGGATGACCACAGGCAAGATCGACCACCCCAAGATTGGTGTAGAGATTCACGGCTGGAACATCATTCACCGTACCAGCATGAACATGCATAGCGAAAACGTTACCGATGATCTCTACGACTTCATGGAACAGTTTTTACAACGCTACAACCTGCCCAAGGATCTGTTGGACAGTTTGATGAAACTGCAACGTGCTTACTATATCAAGTACGACGAGCGCAATGACTATCCAATGATGTTGGAGCTTGATTACAATATCTGGGATTTCATTAGCTTCGACAAACCACTGGAGCAAGTGAAAACTCGATACAATCTAGACTTCCCCGAAGACAAAACCATGAGTTTCAACCGTTTCTTGGAACTGTTTTATTTTGCACGTCGACGCAACTTTGGCAAAGCCACTGTGGAAAATGCCGATGCTGACGTTGTTGTAGCACGTCGAGGCGAAGGTGCAAGCAAAGCTCAAGGAACGTTCTCCATCAAAAAAGTAGCTGCATGAAAAGACTGTTTGCGTTTGGGTGCAGTTTTACCAACTATCGTTGGAGCACCTGGGCCGACTGTCTAGCACCTGAGTTTGATTATTTTGAGAATTGGGGACAAGCCGGCGGCGGCAACCAGTTTATTTTTAACTCAGTGATGGAAGCAGATCAACGGCATCAGTTCGGCGACGGTGATACAGTGGTAGTATGCTGGACCAGCATAGATCGGGAAGATCGCTATGTTGATCATCGTTGGCACACACCGGGCAATGCATTTTTTGCAACCAATGTGTTCAACCCTGAGTACCTCAAAACGCACATCGATGAGCGTGGTTATTTGATCCGAGACCTAGCTGCAATCAAAGCAGTCAAGACACTGTTGGAATCTAGACCAGGGCTGCGTTGGGAGTTTTTGAGCATGGTAGAAATCATGGCCATGCCCTGGCCCGATGACAATGTAAGTCAACACAGGGATGTCATGCGACTGTACGAAGATGTTGTTCGCAGTATCCGACCTGGGTATGATAAAACAGTGTTTCGGGACACAGGCTATCCAAATCGCAACGGAGACCCTCATCCCAGCCCCGAAGAGCATCTAGCCTATTTGGATTGGGTTTTGCCAGGCTGGGTGACAAAACACGAAACTCGTGTTAAAATGCACGAGGAGAGTATCAACTTAGCCAAGAACCCACGCAAGTCTGGCATGAGCCGAGTTACAAGATTATGAACGCAAGAGACAAAGAAATTTTAGATATCACACAGGAAGAGTGTGCAGAAGTTATTGTTGCTATCAGCAAGATCAGTAGATTTGGTTTGGACAATTTCAAACCAGGCAAGCCCCTGACCAACAGACAGCATCTAGCTGAGGAATTGGGAGACTTGCAAGCCATGATTGATTTGTGTATAGTAACAGGTGTAGTTGACGCAGAACAAGTTAATCAAGCCACAGAAAACAAGATCAACAAACTCAAACAATGGTCAAACATTTTTAAGGACAATCATGAAATTCAAAGTCAGTGAACTATTTTATTCCGCCCAAGGCGAAGGTCGCTATGTTGGCGTTCCTAGCGTGTTCCTTCGCATGTTCGGTTGTAACTTTACGTGCTCAAGTTTTGGTTGTAAAAAGGGTGAGAAAAGTACCGAGGCCGACGAAGTGGCAAAGAATGTCCACTTGTATAAAACTTTTGAAGAACTGCCACTGGTCGACACAGGTTGTGATAGTTACGCGAGCTGGCATCCAGCGTTCAAGCACCTGAGCCCCACATACACTGCTGAACAACTGGTAGAAAAGATGGCAGCACTGTTGCCCAATGGCAACTGGCAACAGCCCAATGGCAATCCTGTGCATTTGGTTATCACGGGCGGCGAGCCACTGTTGGGTTGGCAAAAAGCCTATCCCGAACTGCTGGATCTGCTGGCTGAAAAAGGTCTGCGACACATTACATTCGAAACCAATGGCACACAAGATCTGCTGCCAGAATTCAAACAGTATCTCAACAACTGGTTTGGCGAGATTACATTCTCAGTGAGTCCCAAGCTGTCAGTGAGCGGCGAATCATGGTCAGATGCTATCAAGCCCAACATTGTTTGGGACTATGAAACCTACGGTGTGACCTATCTCAAGTTTGTGGTTGAAAAAGTCGAAGACTTTGATGAGCTAGATCG